GAAATAGACAACATAATAAAAGAGCGCGGCATAAAGGCTTACAACGACAAGGAGAAAAAGGAGTTTGAAAAGGAGATAAAATCCTTGGAATTGAAGTTTGTAAATGATTCGTTTGAGTCTTCTGCCGAGGGTTATGAGGCATACGAAAAAATAAGCCTTTTAAGAAGATCGCTAGAAGATCTAGACAAAGCGAAAAGAGAACTTTCAACTCAGTCAGCAACCATATTCGCTGAAAACGAAAGATTCTCATATTTCATATCAGCTTGCTCGTTCACCAAAGACGGCGAAAAGATTTGGAATAATCTGAACGAATACAAAGACGATATTTCAGACTTAGCGAATAAATTCGCGACAGAAATGATTCACATAATATATGATGGGACTCAAGAAATACTCGCAGAACTAGAGAAAATCAGGCCTGAAAACATTTGGTACAAAGATCACGCACAAGATCTGACCCCTTCTCTAGAGGAACAGAAAGAAGTCGCAGAAGAAGAAAAAACAGAAGAAGTCGAGAAAAGTCTTGATTTAGATGCCAATACATAATAGTGTATCTTAATTAAGCGAGGATTTCATTGTCGGACTTTTTCATTAATATTGGGGCAAAGCTTAATTTAAGTGCCGTAGCAATAAGCCCCTCCATTAAAAATACATTAGCGGCTCTGTCAAAAAATGCAAGTAGTACGATAAAACAAAAGTACCAGCTAGATTTTGACGTTGGCAGCATTGGAAAAGTATCTAGCGCCGCAAATGAACTTATAGAAGGTCTGCAAAAAACAGTATCTAAGACAAAAATAAGCCCGACGCAGATAATGGATCAAGGCGAGTTAACTGACGCTCTTGGTCAGCTCGGTTTGGTCAAGCCTGTATTAGAGTCGATCAGGGCTGCCATGTTTGCTATACAAAAAAATAGCAATCTCATACCGAATGCCAAACAGGAATTCGGAAGATTAGCCTTGCTTGAGCGTGTAATTAAAGGTCTAAGGCAAGAGGCAGACAAAGGCATAAAAATACAAACATCTGTTGAGTTAGAGCCTGTAAGAAAATTTGATCAGCAAATTATTGCAGCTGTATCAAACGTTGAGAATCTTAAAAAACGAATAGAGCAATTAAAAGCAGATCAAATAAAAGCGGCTGCCGATGCGCTAAAGGCATCTAGCGCCAGCTCTGCTGGCCGCCAAGTTTTCTCTGAAAAGATACGCATTGCCAAAACTACTGAAGCTGACAGGCCAAAAATAGTAGCCGAGCTAAAAGCTGAAGCAGAAGCAAAAGCCAAGGCTTTGCGAGACGCCGAGGCAAAACTGTCTCAATCAAGACCAACAGAAAAAGCAATAAAGATAGCAGAGTCTGATGTAACAAAAAGATATCAAGAATCTCAAGCGGCAAAAACTGCGTTTGAAAAAGCGCAGGCTAAACAGGCTGTAGATATAGCACCATTGCTACAAGCCAAAGAAGCTGCAGATAAAGCCAAGGCTGCCGCTGAGCAGGCTGTTCTTAAGACAAAACAAGAAAAATTTATAGAGGCTAAGCCGCAGCAAAAAGAATTACGTCCACAAATAAAAGCCGTTGGTGCAGCTGAAACTGAATTAAAAAGAGCCGAACAAGAATTTGAAAAAATATCAAGGGAAAGAAATCAAAGAATAGCCGCTTTGGAAAAGGCGGCGAAAGATGCGGCTGCAGCGTATGATGAAGCTGCTAAAAAATATGATGCTGCAAATCAAGGAAAAAAGAAAAACATACCACAAAGAACTGCAGCCTTAGCTGATGTTTCTAAGGTGAAAAGTGAAGCCACAGCGGCACTTGATGCGGCAAAAATAGATACAGCTAGAATAGCGGCGGCTGAGTCTAACAAAAAAGCAGCCAGCGAACTAGTAGCAGAAGCCCAAAGAGAGCTTGATGCTAAAAAACAAACCCTTATAACCGCAGCTAATATATCAGTTGAGGCTGCCGACATAGCAAAAGAAACTACAGCGGCTACCGCAGCCACAAAAAAATACAATGAAGCTTTGACTCAAGCAAATGCCAGCGTGTCATCTTTGGGTAAAAAATGGGAAGAAGCATCTCGTGCTGAAATAAGCGCAAGAAACACAGTAGAGGATTTAAGGAAGCGGTCAAAAGATACCTCTTCTCCTGCGTATTCAACTGCAGTTAAAGAACGCGACGAAGCAAAAGCCGCTCTGAAATTAGCAGAGGCCAGGGTAGGAATAGTAGACGTCGGTGGAGTTGATCAGCAATTATTACGAGCTAGAAAAGCTGAAAAGCAAGCTCAATCTAGGCTTGCTGCGGCAGAAAAATCAGCAGCTGGTGGAGTTACGCCTTCTGCCTCAGACACTTTAAAAACCGAATTGGGTTCTGCTATTGCAGACTTGCAAAAAGCCGTTGCTCTTGAAAAAGAAAAAGAACTAGCTATTGCAAAGCAAGAAGCCGACTATAACGATCAAGTTAAAACAGCCAAGGCTTTATTGGCGCAAGAACAAAAAATTCTTGCTATACAACAACAAAGAGCTAGAGAAAAGTACAAGGCCTTGTTAGGCTCAGAGGTTCAAGCGAGGCAGGCGGATTATGATAAAGCTGCAGCTGCGATGCAATCTGTTGTAGATGACGACAAAGCTCGATCAGATAAGCAAAAAGATGCCATAGAAAAAGCGAATCAAGAACTTCAAGCCGCTCAGAAAGCCTACAACCAAAAACTAGAACAGTTCAGGAAAGATTCGTTTAGAAAGAGACAGCCTGAAAAAGACAGACTTAGAGCAGAACTAGAAGCAAGTCCAGAGCGTGACAGATTGCTTAAGGCAGAGAGTGCCGTTTTCTCTGCATCAAGAGGAGGCTCTGATCCAAGAGAAACGGCTGCGATAGCACAAAGATATGCTGCGGCTAAAGAAGCTGTTGATAAAGCCAAAGAGGCTTTGGATATAGCCAAACAAACAACTAGCGCCATGAGCGAGCAAGAAGCCGTCACAAAGGCTACTGCTACCAACTTGGCTAGAGTTACAAATTATGAAGAAAACTTGCGTGCTATTGAAGGTGATAGACAAAAGAAAGCAGTCGCTGCAGAGCAGGCAAAGACAGAGGCCGTAAATAGAAGAATCAATGCCGAGAAAGCTCTCAACAAAACGTTAGCAAGCAGGGTAGATGAATCTAGAAAAGACCTGCAGGTTGAAAAGGGAATAAAGCAGGTAGTCACGGAGATAACAAAGGTAGTAGTTGAGGCTGAAGCAGCCAAGACTCCCGCCGCTAGGCAGGCCGCCGAAAAAAGATTGGGTGAATTGACTGGTGGTGCTGCCAGCACGCTTCCTTTGAAGCAGCCAGTTGATAGGGTCGCTCAAGCCAAGGCCGATCTAGAGGCGGCGACAAAAGCAAGAATAGAACTTGAAGACCAATCAGCAAAGCTTGGTGGGCTGCAAGCCAAGAGACTCGCGTTGATAAAGCTTGCTAGAGATGAGCAAAGCGCTAGAGAATCTGTTGCGGCAGTTGACAGAGAGATTGAAGAAACTCAAAAGAGATTGGTTTCTGCAGAAGCTAATTTCGTTAAACTGCAAGAGGACCAAAAAAAGGCTAGGGCTGATCTTAATGGAAACCTTCAGAAAGATAAGGCTCTGCGCCAAGAAATACTTGCTCTTGTTGAAAAAACAGTGCAAGAGGAAAAAGGTCTTCAAAGACGAGTTGGCAAAAGTCTTTCAAACGTTGGAATAACACCTAATCTTCCAGATCCTCGTGAAAGAGCGCTGCAGAGATTAGCAGAGCAAGGTATAACCCGCGAGTCACTTGAGTCTCCAACTCCTGACCTAGTTAAACAGTTAAAAAACGCAAGGCAGACAATAAGAGGCTCAAGAGATGAAGAGCTTGTTGCGACATTATCGCGTTTAGATCAAGGAGAAAGACAGCGTTTAGTACAAAAACGCTTAGAGGATTTAAATAGATTTGAAACTCAATCCGCAAGAAGACGGATAATAACAAGTAGCGGAGGGTCAGATGAGTTAAGCGTGCGAGAAAATAGAACGGCTCAAGAGGCTGAGGATCGAATGCTAAGCAATAGAAACGAGCTAGCATCGAGGATGGGATCAGCTACTTTTGATTTTCCTGACTTAAATTCTCTTACTTTAGCTCAGTCTGAGCAGCTTTTGCGTGAAATAAACAGTCTTTTAAGAAGACGAAAAGCCGAACAGGAACAAGAGCTTGCTTATGCGCAAGAGCGCAACAGGGTTGACAAGGCAAATCAGCGTATTGAGAAAATAATAGAAGACGAAATGAAAAAGGAGGTGGCGGCTCGAATAAAGATCAGAGATGCGCTCCAAAGACAAGGGTATGAATTTGATATTCGCACAGGACAGGCTAGACAAGTAACAGCTCAAGGTTTAGGTCCTGCTCGTCAGATAATTCCTGCTGAATTCTCGTCGCAGGCAGGTGGTATACGTGAGGGTGTTCTAAGACGACTAGGAATTCCTAATTATGACGAGAGCGTTGCTGAAGGTCGTAGAGCGCCGATTGTAGCCGACTTAAGGGGTCAAGAAGCGTCCTTAAGACGAGAAACTGGTACATCTGCAGAACAAAGAAGATCCGAATTGGAGTTCGCTAGAAATTTTGCAGACCAAGAGCAAAGAGTAGAGTCTTTTGTAACAGAACTTGGAAGATTGGTAAGAAGACAGATTGATTTGGAGAATAGAAGAGCTGCATCCACAAGAACCGTCGCTAGAGGCGCAGAGGCTATCACAGCAGATGTGGTTGGTCAAGCCGCCGGTGGCGGCGCAAGAACAATCTCTGAAGCAAGAGACAGAGCCAGAGCTTTTTCTTTGGCTGAGGAAACTGCTGCAACACAAAGACTTACAAGAGCAACTGAGACTCAAAACGAGGCTCTTAGAGCGCAAAGAAATTTAGAGCAACAGCAGGAGAGAGTTAACAGAGACAGAGCAAGATACATTGATAGACTAAACAGAACAATAGAGCAAACTACTAGAGCGCTTGAAGAGCAAGTCAGGGCTGTAAATAGACTAGCTCGGGCCGGCGCCGGCGGAAACAATGCGCTGCGACCTATCCAAATAAATCAGGAACAGCTTAGAGAGACCGCAAGAAGGTCTGTAGTAGGAAACAGAACAGAAGAGCAATTAGCATCTATGAGTCCAGATGCTCTTAGGGATTTAGACCAAAGTAGTCAGCGCGGCTTAAGAAATTCTCAGGCTCAATTAAGACAATTCAATGACGATGTAAGGGCGGTCACTCAAGGCTCAAAGTCAGGCTTTGAGATAATGGCCCGTTATGGAGAAAACGCTTTCGAGCGTTTGGGTGGAAAAATTGGATATGCCACAGAGAAGCTAGCAGCATACGCGTTTGGAGGTGCTGGTCTTTACGGAGTCATAAGCGCCACTAGGGCTGCTGTGATTGAAACCGCTTTGTTAGAAAAAGAGATAACTAACATAGAACAGATCTTTGACGCTGGAACTATAGGAGAAGCATTTGAAAAAGGAACTGCTAGCGTAGAGGAATTGGCAACATCTTCTTCTAAAGCAGCTTTTGCGGCTAGTCAAAGCACGAAAACCGCGATACTAAACATATCATCAGTCACTGGTCAGTCAGCTATAGAGATAGCAAAGGCGGCTAAGGATTTGGCTGCTGCAGGTTTCGGAAGAGGAACGCCTGGATTCGAAGAAACAATAAGAGCTATATCATTTGCGCAATTAGGCCCAAGCTTCGGTTCTTTAGAGCAAATAATTGACGGCTTGATCGCGTCTGTTAATCAGTTCAACCAATCGCTTACAGCAACCCCTTATGTTTTAGGTCTTGTGAACGAGTTTTCTAAGGCCTACGCAGTTGAAGCTCAAGATTTATTCGAGGCTGTGAAAAGAGGCGGTGGTGCTTTTGCCGCAGTAGGCGGAAGCTTTGAGGAATTCTTGACTCTAGTCACCATAGCTAGAGAAAAGACAAGAGAGGCAGCTCCTGTAATTGGAACCTTCTTAAAGACTCTTAGCGGCAGGCTTTACACGCCTCAAGCAGAAACTCTATTCAAGCAGCTTGGAATAGATCTTGAGGAAGCTATCGATCCTGCCCAAAGACTCTTCATTTTAGCAGAAAAACTGCAGCAGCAGAATTTGGGACCTGGATCAACACAGTTACTATCTAAAATAGTAGACTCCAGATCCGTAGGTAGACTCTATTCACTTTTAGAAGGAATACAAGCGTTCGTTAAAGAAGGCCGAGCTGATATAGATTCTTTGCGAGAATCCGCCGTACAATCAATTGTTAGAGATGCAAGAAAGCGTTTAGACGACATTGGACCAACTCTAGACAGAATCAGAGCTAGCTACTTTAGATTGGTTGAAGGAATATACAATAACCCGGCCACAAAAGCAATACTAAGAATACCTTCAGGTATTGGCGCCGTTCTTTCAAAAGCCCCTGAAGTTGGCTTAGGAAATTTCACTGTAGGTAACTTTGTAAATCCATTGATACAATCAGGTTTAGTAGTAGGTTTGGTTGGAGTAATAAGAGGGGCAATACAAGCATTTACTCAAAATGGAACTGCTGTAAGACTAAACACTCAAGCTTTAAATACTCTAAGGACTGCTGTAGAGCAGTTGCAGTTTAGATTAGGCGGAACTGTATTGCCGCCAGTAGCAGGCGCGCCAGTAGGAGGTGTAAACAGAGGAGTTCTATCAAGATTAACCGGCCTTAACAATCCAATAAGAGATATCATAATATCATCGGTTATACCTGCGTTGACCAACTCTATTCTACCTTACACCAACATATCTCAAGATAATCAGAATATAATATCCTCTTCAGTTATGGGAGGATCGTTTGGGTATTTGATCGGAGCTTTGGCTTCGGCAAATCCGTACGTTAGAGCGGGCGTAACTGTAGGAGGTGCTCTCCTAGGCGGAGCTTCAGCAGCAGCAGAACAAAAAAATAGAGAAATAGAACTCAAGAAACTAGAACAAGAAACAAGAAGGGCGCAAAAACAAGAGGAATTCCAAAGAATATTAAGCACAGGCGAACTTCCTAGAACCGGTGGTGTCAGCGTTGTAGCCGCTACAGATGAGTCTGAAGCGCTTATCGGCGTATTTCAAAAACTAAGAAAGCAAGGCAGTCTAAACGTTGAGCAGCAAAAGGCTTTAGTAAATGCCCAAAGAAATGTTTTAGGCATTGCCTCTAGGGAAGAAAAAGTTAAATTTGAAGAAAATACTGCATTAGCCGCGCTTAAGTTGGCAGGATTCGACAAGGCTAAAGTCCCCACCATAAGAGAAGGATTTCAGACAACTTCTTCTCGCGCTAGAGATTTTATAGAGAGAAGATTTTTGAAAAACGCCGAATCAATAATAAATGATACGGCGGAAAATAGAATAGCGGTAATAAAACAAACCGCAGAAGAGCTTTCAAAAGACAAAGGTCTTTTTGACGTATCAGGATTGCAGCTTGATGCGAGCCTCATAGAAGAGAATTTGGCCGGAACATTCCTAGTTCTAGAAGATCAGACCAAGATTCTTATAGACGGGACGGCGGTTTTGGCTAATGGGCAAAGAGTTGCGGCTAAAGACCTTTCAGGATTTCAGCAGCAGCTATTAGGATTCTCCGCTGGAATAAAGTCTTTCAAAGAACAAAGTGAATTGGCCGGCAAGGTTTTAGACACTTTAGGAAATGCGTTGGCTAACGCCATTAAAAAACAAACCTTCTCTGTCCAAAGCATAGTTGACGATTCGAAGAAGGTTTTTGCTAATTTCGAGACAATAAAAGGCCTGCTGACATCTCCTTTTAGATTCACTCAAGTACAACAAATACAAAACGTTCCTACCGAACAAAATGCCGCTAGAGCAGTAACAGCAATAGAAACTATAACAGGCGTTTCTCCAATAAACCCTGTTTCAGAGGAGATAACTAGACTTTCTGGATTATTAAATGGTTTCTTCAGAGAGTTCACAAGCAACATAAACCCAGAGCTTAGATCTACAATAATTAAGGCCTTCTCAGATGAGTCCTTGAAGAATATTTCTACAGTAATTTCGACAGGAGTCCTTGGAGAAGAAGGTGGTGATACTAGATTTAGAGGAGAGACAGCTAGGTTAAGTCCTTCGATATTGGCTAAGCAGATTGAAGAAACTTTTGGTCCTTTAAGAGAGACTGGAGATGCAGGCAAGCAATTATTCGATTTGATACAAAGAACAGGAGTGAAATCAGCTCTTCCGTTTGATATACAAAAAATAGCCGAGGCATTGCAGTCTGGCGATATAAATGCGGCAGACAAGATACTCAATATAACAGAAACTAGAAACAACCTTATAGAACAGGCAAATAATCTTATAGCCGCTCAAAACGAGCAGCTAGACCAGCAGCTAAGGGCCGTAGAATCTTTGATATCTGCAAATCAAGAAAGAGTTAACACTGAAATTTCTCTTGGTCAATTCATAGCAGACAATCTTTCTGCACTCAATAGCTACAAGCTTTCAGCAGGATTCTTAACTGCGCAACAGGCTGGAGAAGCTAATGCTGCCGCACAACAGTCTGCCGTATCGGTGGCAAATCAATTTGTCGGAAATGATATAACAGGCTTTGCTGATGCGATAAATGAACTAAAGAATGTTCAAATAGAGTTCGACAGATTCAGACTGAACTCTGCTGCAGGAGTCTCAATACCTAGTCAAACAGCAGGAGATATAGGCCAAAGAGTTCAAAACGTTGAAACATTGATAAATGATCTAGGTTATGCCTTCAATCTTTTTGGTGGCAGCAATATAGAGACTATCGCTAATATAGCCGGCGCCAGACAGATTCTAGAGAATGAGATTAGAAACTTTGAGACTAGAGGAACTATAGCATTTAAGGCGTTAGGCCAAGAATTAGACAATGTATCTCGAAAAATACAGTCTCAAAGATCAGTTATAGATAGCGTTATCAATAAGGTTTTTAGCGGTTCAGGAGCTGAGTCAGCTGCCGCAAAAGCAACCTTGCAGAGAGCTTCGCAAAACATTGATAGTATATTTAAAGAAATATTATCTAAAGTTCCAAATTTTGCCCAGCTAAGCGCTTCTGAAATATTAGCAAATCAAGATGTAGCACAAATAGCACAAAGAAGCTTCCAACAGTTGGCCCCAATAGATTTCAACGCCATAAAAGAACTTCTTACCATAGCTGGAGAAAACCAATTCACTGGAACTGGAGTAACGGGAATTCAAGGAATCGCTGCGCTGCAGAGTGGTTTTGCTAGCATAACTGCTAGTCTGACTGGATTGAATGTAGGTTTTAAAGACATACAAGCTAATGTAAACAATGCGACTGCAGTTCTAGCCAGAGCGGAGCAAGTAAATGCTGATTTAATTCAGGCAAGAACAGAATTGACTGAGATAGTAAAAAATAACGCTCAGATAATGAGCACAGAAGTTACAAATCTCACAAAGGCTATCGCTGCGATTCCAAAAGAGATACGAATAGTTATAGGAGGTCTAGAAAACATAAACGTAGGATTTGATCTGACTAATGTAGACGCCTCCATGAAGAAGATTGGAGATCAAGTCCTTATACAAATAACTAACAGACTAAGAGCGGCCTTTGCTAAGAACAACATGCCTCTACCAGAATAAAATAGGAATTTGAATGGCAGCACCGACTAGAAGAGACAATACCGCTTATCTTTATTTTACGGGATCTTTTGATTCCGCTAGCGGTGTTGCAAACCTTTTCATATCAGGAACTGCCAATGCAACATCCGGGGCAATGCCGCTTTTTCTTCAAGCCAAAGAAGAAAAGTCTTCAACGCTTTCCCTTTATCTAGCTTCTATAGCCAAAACAAGCTCTTGGGAGTCTTTAGGAAACCCTTGGCAGTCTTATAGCGTTCAATGCTCGATAGGCGCTCCTAGTTACTGTCAAGATTGGGAATACATACCTTATAACGGATCTCAGGCAAGTGGTATACAAAGTTCAGTGACTCTATTTGCCAGTGGCGCTCACAGAGGAAACGGTCTAGGGGCCATGCCGTTGTTTTTATATAGTAGCGGAAACGGTCTTTCTTTTGACGAAATACCACTGTTTTTATATGCTCAAAACAATGAATATATTTCTTCAGGATCTATTACAATGGCAATGAGCGGCCATACGAATATTAACTCGAACATTCCTATAACCATATTTGGACAAAACCCTTCAACAAGTGGTTCAATCACTATATTCTGTCAATCTTATGGCGACGCTTACGAAACTATAAAACTATTTGTGTCGGGTATATAATTAAGTATGGGAACACCACTAACAGGACAAACGCCAGCGGAAACTTACTTTGATTTGCTAAGGATAAGCAATTCAAACGCAGGACTTAACTCAGACCTAAAAAGAATATGCGACGGAGGAGGTAGAGACTCGATAGTTAGCATATCAGTGTCTGGAGTTGATGTTAGTGGCGCGATATCAATGTCTGGAACGGCATTAATCGCTTCAGTTGCCGACCTAAATAAAACGAACAGATCATCTTCTGATGGTATAGTTCAAGCAAATAAAGTTCTTACTGCTGATAATAACAGAGGTCTTTTTACACTGGGAGGAGACATAGATCTGATTTCCAATGGAGGAGGCGTTTCAAATGGAGTTATAGAAAACCTAGGCTTTGGCCCATTCGGGTACGTTATGAACAACCTAGGTACTGTTAGTACAATAAATATAAATCCAGGAAGCGGATCTGTATTTAAGGCCACGATAAACTCGGCCACAACGGCGCTTAATATATTTATGCCGCAGTTCATGTTGAATGATTACTATTCTTCAGCTGATAGAGCTTACTATATGCGCCTTGTAGTTGTGCAAGATGCCAGCGGAAGCAGAGATATATCTTGGCCTGCAACAGGATTAGCGAATGGAAATATACATTTCCCATCTGGGCAATGGACTTCAGTCGCTAACAGAAGACCTCAACTAGTTGTAAGTGGTTACGCTCCAACCTCTGGCGAAATGGATGTATTTGAGTTTTGGTCTTACGATCACGGAATAAACTGGTTTGCTCAAAGAACAGCTTCAGGAATACTAAGAAATGGCTAACGTATACGTACAAGGAAAAAGAATAGTACCAGCGCCGCTATATGGTATCTCTCATGAGATAAACAGAACAGCCGGAGGCGTTATAATTTCTTGTGTTTACAACATAACTCTCACCGGAAGTATATTGCCGACTAGAGGTTATCCGTCAAGTACCGGAGCCTTTTCAGAATCAACCGCGTACAACTTAGACTTAATAGAATCTTCCATAATAACCGAGCAAGAGTGCTTTAGATCTCTTTTAAACAAGCAAGCAGCGCTTAAGGAATTGGTGTTACTTGAGGGAACTTCCTATTCAGACAGCAGAACTGTTCAAATAATAAACAGCACAGGCGGAGCTGCTGGTCAAACTGATGACAAGATAGAATTTAACTATCTTTCTGCAAACATAGATTTCGAGCCTTCTACAACTACTAACGTATCAAATTACGTAATAACTTTCACTGCTAATGATGTTAGGTTAAACGGCAGAAGCATAAATCCGGCCTCAGGATCTTATCAAGATTACAACTTAAGATCAGCAAGCGACACATTCAACATAGCATGGCAGCCTGACAGAGATTCTACCATAAACGTAACAAGATCAGTAAAGGCTCAAGGCTACAAAAGCTATGACAATGAAGTTCAGCGTAATATATCAGCATCAAGCGGTTGGCAGTTCGCAAAAGAATGGGTAAAATCTCAGTTTCCGGCAAATCCTAAAGATTCTCCAACTACTGCGATGAATGGCGTTTCGATGTTTTCTCTACCGTCATCATACGGTTATGTTGGAGCGACAGTATCAGAGGACATAGATAAGCTTAGCGGTGATTATGGAATGAGCATTACGTGGGTGTATGCTCCATTGAATGCTAGCGGCACTTATTACGCCTCAGATGAATATAGCATAACAAAAACCGATAGCATCGTAGGTAACAAAACTAACTTTAAGATTTCTGGATCTGTAAAGGGGACTAGGTCAAATGATAAAGGAGATGCTTATGAAGCAGCCCTTACTTACTTTTCTCAAAGAATAAACCCAACAGGCCTTAAAAATAGAATATCCAATGCCTTTATAGTTCCAACATCGATTATATTAGGACCATTGAACTCCGTAGAAACCCATAACGACTTCGCAGGAACGATAAACTACGAATACGACTTCTACAAGAAAATAGCCACGCTTCCCGCTTGTTTCTTGGATGTTGATTTGAACATGTCTCAGAACAACGAGGAGAGAGTGATTGCTGAGGTTCAGGTGCCAGGCAGAATTGATGGGCCTGTTATACAAGATATAAAAACAAAGCAAACCAAAAAGAGGAATGTTTCTGCCAATTTCATTCTTTCTCAATCTGGAAGCACTTTTGACATAATGCCTGGCTTGAAATCTAGCGGAATGACTTTTTTAGGGAACTTAGGCGCCACACCGACCGGAACTGGAAATACTGATTATTGGCAGACATCATTCTCTCATAATTTGGACATTGTTGGTGGAAGATACTCAATAAACGTTGGGTATGTGGAGAAATAAATGGTAAACGTACAACCTATAAAATTTTTAGGCTGCAGTGTTGTAAGCTTCAATACCGCCTTGGGTTTAAACTCAAATCCTTCTACTCTTTCCGTTACTTTAGTTGAAGATCCAGACACTACTCCAGCCGAAAACTTTTTAGCAGACTCGCACGAGCCTACAACCGTACAAACAGAACTGCAAGCCACTTATGGAGGTGTTCCTTTTGTAAATGGAAACCCTGGAACTTTTGCCACATTTCAAACTCCAGATGGCTCTTTTATTTTCAAAGGAATAGTAACAGGATATCGTAGAACAAAATCTACCTCGGGAAGCCTTATATACGTGGATTTGTCAGATCCAAGGTTTTTGCTCAGTCAAATACCGATAATAAACGATGTAAATTTAAATATAAATACCACCGGGTTCAATAGCTCAACTTGGAACATATTCTGCGCTCCTGCTATATTTCCAAATCCAATAGACTTGGACTGGAGCACAAGAGGAGTGTCTTTTGCCGCTTTATTTAAAACCATAGAAGCCAAAGGATTCAATTTTTATGGTCGCAATTTTAAATTGTTGCTAGATCCTTCTTTTTACTCTCAGTTAGCAGGTGGATATAGACTGAAGCAACAAAGCGGTTCTGTAGAGGAAATAATATCTCAAGCAGCAAAAGACAACGGCTTAGATTGGTACGCTACATGTCAAGTTACCGCTGGGGGATTCGAAATCATAAGTATAAAAGGACTAAAGAGAAAAAATGATTATAACTTCGTAGGATCGAATGGATTATACAGCTTTATAAATGATAGGATCGGTAGAGTTTCTTCTTGGGAGATAGGAAGAGAACTTAGACAAGAACCCTCTGTGACTATAGTTACTGGTGATAGAGTAAGAACTCTTTGGGACACATCACCAAACGGAACTTACAACATATTTACCGAGCTTGGCAATGGCATAGCTATTGATAGACCGTTTGTAAGTTTGGATTTTTCTTCAACCATACAATGGCTGAATTATCCGACCGTTGAAATTAGCGTAAGCAGCACCGAAACCAATCCTTCATTAGGCAACGCCCTAGACCAATACAACAACTCAAAGGTAATATTTCCTACAAGAATAAAAACCCAGCCTTTAAAACAAAGAAAAGGATACATAGCTACAGAAACTGTCTTGAGGGCCGCTCTGCACTCCAAGGATTCTTGGGCTACTGCAATTTGGTATGAATACAGGGATTTGTCTACTGGAACTTTAAAAAATGTTAGATACAACAAGTATAACTCTTTTGATTTAGGCTATGGATTTGGGGCGAGTCAAACTCAAATCGAAGAAATTTTTACTATGTCTCCTACAGGTGTTGGCGTATACGCTCCTCCTTTTGATATAGAAAAAGGATCGCATACAGCCTCATCAGTGACAAGCCAAGCTGACGCTATAGCAGAAACTGTAAAAGAAGCCGCTTATCAAGCCACTCTTAGAGTAGCTCAAGAATATTATGGCAAGAAGTTCATATGCAGACTTCCAACCTCTGAAATATGCGCTCAGATAGGAAACTCCTATGTCAACAATCAGAAAAAGATTCCTATAGAATATGAGCTTGTTGATGCGGCCCCTGACGTGGCTAATTATACGACAACTTCACCAATAGGATTTCCTAACTCACTCCTGTTTTCAGATTCTGCAGGCTTTAGAAATCCAAATGGTCTTTTTAGACCGTTTGCTTACTTCAACACTAGCAATACAAATGGCATACCATCTACTTATAATTATGTAAGATTCGAACAGTTCAATCCTTACAATTCAGTTTGGGCAGCAGTTGACTTAGCTGAGGTGGTTAGAAACAAACTTTTCTACTCTGGTGTTTCAGTAGAGCCTTATCGTTTCGATCCTAGATTTGCCGTAGTAACTTTAAACGAACCTCTAGTGTGTGGAATAGGCACTTACAAGAACATGGTGGTCACCTCTACTGATCCTAATACGAATAAGATACTAACTTGGTCTATAGGTGATGCTTATTCTCCCATAAACAAGAGTGAGAACAAGGGTGGTTATCTAGAATTCATACAAAGAATACTAAAGATAGGAGCAGCTGATGGTTTTACTATAGTAGTTGATACGGATGCTGATTTAGTTATAAATGGAGCCAAACAAAACATCAACATAGCGCTAAAGAAAATATCAGCAGACCATTATTATTATTTAATAACGGCTTGGCTGAACTACAGCGAGCATCTTAATTTAGCTGAGTTTAGATTGACAAATTTTGACAGAGTTCCCGGATGTGGTTTTTATCTGCCTTTGCAGTGGAATTACATAAAATACGGTCCATGGGTATATGGAACTAACACCCAAAGACCTGTTCAATTCATAGAAGACTCAAAACTAACTCCATGGAATTATGGAAGCTATGAAAGAATGACGGCAGCAGGAAACATAATAGCTGAAAGAGCCAACTCGTCAATGCATACGGTTGCTTATGCTACCGTTACAGTAGAAGGATATCCTGAATTTAACTTGGGCTACGGGGTATTGGGAAGTGACGGTAACTCTATGGCAGATCTGACAGACATAAGCTTAGGGTTCGGCTTGGAAGGAATAAAAACAACCTATAAGTTTAAGAGTTACTTTGGTCCGATCGGTTTCACAAAAAGATCAGAAATAGATACCATATCATACAACAGCTTCTCAGTTTCTGCTAATCAAAGCACTAACATAAACATCGATAAAATTTGGGAAGATTTTGAATCCCAATACACTAAGGCTATGGGTGGTCCTAGCCCAAATTCTAATATCTATAACAAGAACGGATTTTCATCATTCGTGGCAACTATAAATAGCAAACTACAAGCTCCCGATATAGCAATTAAAAACCCTCAAAGCACAAAGTTTGCCAATCAAGCTGACGCAACAATGTATCAAAATTCTGCAGAATCTAAACTGAGCGCTATTTTTATTCCATATTCTACCATTAGCCCTGCTGTAGCAAGGAATAAAGTTCCTACAATAGAAGGCGGGTTAATTTCATGATAAATCCAACAGGCACGCACACATTAAACCCTTTCAGGGCTAGACCGAATAGGCAGGCTGGAACCCCTAATGTTTCTATGGGAACTAAGCCAGGAGAGTATGACGCCAACAACGCTAGAGGCATGGCTATAAAATCTCCAGTTCTAATAGCCGGTTGGGGCTATGATGTGTTTGGTCGTCCAATCCCAAGTCAAGCTGAAAAATTACAAACATTGAATAGCGCTACAAGTAGCGCTTACTATGGATTCGCAAACACATCAGGTATAGTGCAAGACCCAAGAGGAACTCCAGCTCCATATGGCGCAGAGGTTCCTGCAGAGAAGTATGTTGGCGGAGCTTTAGATGTAAGATATAATCAAAGACATGGTGTTTGGCAAACAGATCACGGTTTTCTAGGAAAAATAACAGCCATAACGAAACAAACAGAATCCAACAAAAATTTTTACAATATATACGACTGGGAAGAGGTCGAGATAACAAAAGATGCCATCGGAGGAACAGCGCAGTCTCCTGTTGACAGAGCTTTGAGCTTTCCAGCAAAAGGTAAGGCTATAAATCTTTCTGAATTAACAACGAACACAAATGACGCTGTTTATTCTGAGGTTCCAATAGGCACAATAGTAGAACTCAAGTCATATTTAGCTCCTGTTTCCGATGGCGAATTTACACTGAAACCTGTATATGCTTTCAATCAAGCAACAAATCAAAACGTTTTCTTGAGAATAGATTGGAACATAAACTTTGGCTATCCCGCCCCTTTATCTAATGAAGATCCTAGCTATACGGATTCTACATTTAGAATGTGCAACAGATTTTTATACAGAGCTGAGGTTATGTATTTTGACGCCACAAATACATCTTCTCCTGCTTTTGGTTCTCCTTGGGGTGGATTCAAAAGCTATACGCCTCAGATATTTGTGCAAGCGATTAATTTGGTTGAATGGGGCAATCCTGTAGGGGCTAGAGGCATGGTTTCACCAGGGGTAATAACCATAGAGAATGGTGGCGCTGTAAGCGCTTCTACGCCAAATCTTGACTATATCGGTTCTGTCATACCTGCAGGGGCTAAAAGTGCTTACCCGTCAGGATTCGCTATAAGACCAATATCACACGACACAATAGTAGAAGGCAAGAGATTGACAGGCCTGCGTGATAGCAGCGTAACTACATATGGGCCGCTATATTACTTCCAAGTGCCTAATGCTCACGACGGAGGCTGTGAAAGAGGCATATGGCCATTCAATAATACCACGCAGGACACAGGCGCTGGTGAATTGACAACCGTCAAGAGAACCAACTAGTGTATAAGTATTTATGGCGACTATTACATTCTATGCTAATGAGGGGATTGGTGCGATAAACTCTGGCGTTCAAAACATGAACGGCTCAGGGTTAGGATTTTTTGGAAATGGTGGCGCTTATTCAAGCGTAAGAATAAATGAATATCAAGACAGAACTTTTATATCAAACGCCAATGGAACAGTTGTAGGCGCTGAAATAGACAACGTAAAATATGTAAATTCTACAGGAGCGATGATATCTAGAGGTGGCACTGTAGACGCAAGTCTAGGAATTAAAAACATACCTAACTACAAGTCTACTCTGAACATAAGATTCACAGACTCCAATTTAGTAAGAACTCAAAACGCAAAAGTTCAGATATACGATAGATCAAATCTATCTAACGGACCAAGCGGTGTCATTTGTCAGGTATGTGAAGTCGTTCATCCAGAAACAAGCCAAGCGGTATTGGGTTCCGGATCTGCGGCATGGGTTCCTTGTAGCGGATCCTCCCCATATCTAACTCTAGTAGACAGTCCAGGTACAAGCGGTATTTCTCCAAGTGGATCAAATACATACGACACAACGCATGATTGGTATGTGTGCGTGTCAGCTTCTCCAACAGGTATAGGGTCTCACACTGCTTTTGGAATGTATTTTTATGTTGAGTACCTCTGATGTCAAATATAACATTCAGAATACCTGAATACGATTCGGTGTCTGGAATAAGGTACACAAACCTAGATACTAATCTGTTAGGATTCGCAGGTACAGGAATAAACTTTAGAATAAAAGTTAGATCATTTCCTGACTATACTAACGTTTTAAATCCAAAGACTTTTAGAAGATCTTCGTCAGCAAATAACATAACTAGATACAGTTCAGGATCTGGATTTGTAACAAACGACTATTTAAACTCACCTCTGCCGTTAGTAAATATACCTAATTGGTCTTCAACTCTTTCCATAAGATTTGGCAACCCTACAGGAGTAACTGCCTACGATATTACATCAGCAGTTATAACAGCTTCAGGAGCGGCTTACAGCGTGCCTGAGTATGGTGATGTAAATACCAAACCAAACTCCACGCTAATATACTCCGCTGAAATATGCCATACCAGCACATCCACAGGAGTAATAGGATCAGGCGTCTCTAGCTGGTCTTCCTTCACAGCGGCCTCTACAGGTTTCGTTTCTTTAGTAAGAAACCCTGGTGCTAGCGGCTCTACAGCCAGGGTCGGATCAACTGGGGTGCCATCTAACATTCACGATTGGCACATAGCGTTAACAATAACTCCTCTTTCACTTAACTCTATTCCTTTAATACCTCTTTCGTGTATAATAGAGTACCTATAGGTGAACTAATGGAAGATAATGGCTGGGTTGAATACAAAAAATTAATATTGTCTGAGCTTACGCGCTCTAATGACAGGCTATCTAAAATTGAGTCAGAGCTTAGCGACATTAAGCAAGAAATAGCTGTTTTAAAGACAAAAATGTATTTCGGTTCAGCTATAGTAGCTGTGGTAATATCGGTAGGAATGACTTTCTTAGATCACTTAATTAAAGGATAAAATGAAAAAGCTTAATAGAGTTATTAAAAAATTAGAGCAGCTCGCTAAAGGTGAAGTATTTGGGGCTTGTTGCTGCAGGGATTCTTCCGGCGCTGTAAAGGATTGTAGATATAGCGCAGGATCTGTTTGCGGACAATCATACGAAGCATTTGCTAACAATTGGTTTTGCACTTTCTATGAAAACTATCCGTGCAACGAGGTTTGTTTTAGTGAAATGCCGACACCTCCTTCGTTGCCGCTAAGTGATTCAAGCCCAGCTGTGTCGCCCTCAACAACACCTCCGCCATCTGCCCCACCGGCACCAGGGTCTCCAGGAGCGCCAACAGCTCCAACAAGCCCTGGCGGAAGTTTAACCTTCCCAACTCCCAATGATTGTAGTGTAATGAGAACGCCTTGGGCAGATTGCTTGAACAGAATGGATGTTGGAGATAGCCCGACTTCTACAAGCGCCCCACTTGACAGGTGCAGAAAAAGACTGCAAAGCATCGTAAAGGGATGGAGAACGATGAGATGTCCTAAAGTGGATTTAATGTGCTATGTCAAGACAAACGGCCAATGGCCTCAAGGTTATCAAGCTGGTCCAATCACCGACGAGATTAGAGACGCTTACGGTTGTTACTGCGACATAGAGCAAGAGTTCTTAGAAGGCATAAAGAATATAGTTACACGTTTCTGCGCGCAGAATCCTCCAATGAGCTGCGCTGAAGTAAACAAGGCTTTGAAGAGACTGTGCGAGCAATACAACAAAGCCAAACTAGCTTGCAAGAGAAAGCATCCAAACGTACCATCTTTAATTGTAGACTTTGGAGCAGATTGCGGTATATAAGGATAACATATGAAAAACAAAAACACAATAATCGAAAAGTTAAAAGCAGCAATGGAATCGGTAGACCTAATGGCTCCAATCACAGAAGGCCTTGAGCCAATGGATGATTATGAGGAGGAAGAAACCAATGCAGATATGGCCATGTCTGATCTCCGAACCATTATCAGAAATGCGCAAGAGCTTCATGATATGATGACTGAAGACATGACACTTCCTGCGTGGTTAGCTGGAAAGATCACTTTATCAGCGGACTATATTGGTGCGGCTGCCGAGTATATGAAAAGCGAGCAGACTGAACCTAAGGAAATGGATGACTTAGATGAGAATGAAATGACTGAAATGGAAGTCAATGATTAAAGATCATATCAGATATTGCTCTCTGACACATAATTAAAATGACCCCTGCTTCTGCAGGGGTTATTCTTTGTCCGGCCCAAAATTGCCAATCGGTTTTCTTTGAGCTAATTTCTAAGCCAAAAGTTATGCCATCGTTTGAGTCAATTTGATAAAGTTTGACTATTGTATTTCCATCTTTGGTTTGATGAAATAATCCTTTGCCTTTATTGCTTTGGCCGTCACTCATTCCTAAATGAGGCTTTTTGTTATGAATAACAAGCATTATCTCTGAAAGCTCTTCCAAATCAAGCTTAACAGTTTCTGATTGGTCTTTCCATTGGAAAATGGAATTTCCATTGTCGTCCTTTCCATCCGCTTGCTTTGCAATGGTTAAAAAGAAATTTTTGGTCTTATCGTTGTATTCCCAAGAAGTAGCAGAACCTTTAGAAGGATCCTTGCTTGGTTTATATATTTTATAGCTAGGGTTAAATTTATTGCTCATTAGAATATCATCTCCTGGGATTTAATCTGTTCCGGAACCGACTCACCGCCATTTGACTCTCCGCGAGTGAATGAATTAAGCTTGGCTAATACCGAGTGAGATTCTGCATAACTAAGGTTAGCGACTTCTTGCTTTTCAATTCCCATGAACGCGAATAGCTTGGAAGGCTTCACTGAGAGTCTATTACACATAGTATTGATTGCTATTTTTGCACTGTCAGATATTGGTTTATTGCCATCGGAGGAATTAGATGTAATTTCATCAGAGTTCATGCCTTCTTGTATTTCCTCTGCCGCGTAGACTCTTACTAAACCTAGACCCTTACGCAAGGCTCGAGCCTCGGCTTTTGTTGAGGCTGTAGCGACACTTGACTTGCAATAAGGCCAAGGAGTGTTATCCTGATTAACATCAACAGCATCGCTAATAGATCGGATCCTAGAACCGCCATTATACTTGTAGTAAGATATTGTGCATCTAACTGTTGCTGTTTGATCTGCAGATGTAGGAGCTTTTACAACATCAATATAAGTTTCAGTAACATCGCCTATCAGCAATTTGAAGACTCTTCTTAGACCATCGCATGTAGGCATGTCTTCTCTCTTCTCATGCTCGCTAAAAAGAGACATTACCCAATCTGACCAAAGTGGGCTGTTCTCGTTTGGTTTTCCTTCGATAGTATTTGGAACGTTAATCTTAATGTCCATTTCTATTTTATTTTTTAGATCTTTTAACTCAGAGATTTTCTTGTCCCTGAGTAAAAGCGGATCCTCTTCAGAGTTTAAAACTATGTATTCGATTAGTTCTGTTTTTTTCATAGCGTGTGCTTTTTAGCTAGTAGCTCGTCAATCGATGAAACTAAGATCTTATCAGATTGAATCTTTGGAAAGACCTCAAAAAATATAGATTTCACAGAGTCGTTTACAAAATATATTGAATCAAAAAACTCAAAAAGCCTTGGTATTACGGTTTCGGCCATTTGAAATTCTGTGATATCAGATATGTGCCATATCTTGTTTTTTAGACTGCATCCGGATTCCGCTGCATTTAAAGCTCCTCTTAGAGTGAGAGCTAAAACGCTTCCGTTGTACTGCTCTAAATAGTTGTAATAAAATATAGCACATGGGGCTTGAAATATGGGCGCAGAATTATCAGATGAAAAAATAAGAGTGTCGTACTCATATTTTGAAGAACTGAAAAGAACTTCGCATATCTCATAATACTCTTGAGATATTGTAGAGTCTAGCAATATTGCCAACGAAGGCTTGGTAGAAAATCTAGCACCCAATAAAAAGGTTTCTTGCACTGGATTACTGTTTGATAAGCCATTCATTTTTTCTTATCCTTTCGCGTATTCTGTCCCACTCTGGTTGAATTTTAGATATGTTGGTGGAGTTTGTTTTGCTATTTGGGTGCGCGTTATATACAAACAATATTTCAGGAACTCTAAGTGAGAAGTATCCGGAAAGTGTTATTCTACACCAAAGATCGTAATCTTCTACGTATTTAAAGCTTTCATCGAATCCTCCGACGCGCTCTATAGCAGATTTTCTAACCATAGAGTTTGTAGACACTATACAGTGGCTGAATAGCGTATCAGGATTGAAATTTTGTTTAAGCCTGGCCATAGCTCTATCAGGGTATTTTTCCACATAATCGCTGTAAACAATTCCGATGTTTTCGCCCTTACTCATATATTTATACGAAGACTCCAATTTATTGTGAAGATAAGTGTCGTCTCCGTCTAGGAAAGAAATTACATCGGCTCTGGCATTACTTATACCAAAGTTTCTAGCAGAAGCTGTTCCTCCATTCTTTTTCTTAAGATATTTAAATGGAATCTTTTTTTCGTTCTTAAGCTCTTCTAGAATTTGTTCTGTGTTATCCACCCCGCCATCATCTACTACTATGATCTCGTATTTCTTGGGATCCATAGACTGATTGGCTGCACTAATTACGGCGTTTCTAATAAACTTTTCTTCGTTATAGGTGGTTATTACCACTGAGACCAAGGGTTTAATTTTCATTTACGCACTCAATTCTAATAAACCTAGAGTTGTCTTCCAGCCAAGTCTTTCTTATACTAAAGCCGGCCTCCTTTAGGCTGTTAGTTGCCGCTACCACATTGAATGGCTTTTCTATGCTCTTGCAGACTAAATGACCCATGCCTATATCTAATCGATGAAAAGCTACATCGTTAAATAGCTGATACATATTAATGAAGTTGAAGGTTGCTACGCAGTTAGGACCGCATGCACGTTTAATCTTTTTAAGTATATCTTTAGTATCAGAGTAGGACTCTATAGTACCAGGGTAGACAAAAAGCTCTTCCTCGATCTTAAATGATTCAGAGTTTAAGTCTTCTTCAGTAAGCTTTTTAAAGTTAATGTGTTGTGTCTCTTTGTTAGAGAAAAAGTATTTCATGCTGCTTTCCTATTGAAAGATTGTAGGCTTGGTCAAAAATAGAATTCCAATTCTTAAGGAACGATTCCAAACAAAACTGCTCTTTTATCGTTTGTCTAGCACCTAGGCTTATTGAAGAGTACATACTGTTATTATTGCACACATTTACCACTGCGTCAGCTAGATCGTCTAAATTATTAGAGGATATAGAATTGCCTTCATTCAACAGATTGGCAACCTGCTGATATCTAGTAGAAACTACAGGCATTCCACAAGACATAGCCTCCAATAGAGACATTGGAACAGGGGAAAACTTAGATGTGTTTATATAACAGGCGTTTTTTACTAATTCTTTTGAAAGCTCTAAAGGATTAGATATGGTAGTGCTGATGCCTGGGTTATCGCCAATAAGCTTAAAGTTTATTGTTGGATCTATTGAAGCGACTTTATTTTTTATGTAAGTCCACTCTTTCCATCCACAAAAGAAATCCCTATCTTTAAGATAGTTAACAGTATAAACAACAGACTTAGATTTGTTTGGTTTCCACCCATCGAACACGTTCATGTCTATACCATGAGGAAGAACAATTCCGTTGTTACTACCCCAGCTGTTTTTATTGTGCTCTGTTATAAACACGTTTATATCTGCACTCATTGACTGTAATCTGCCGAAGTTTTTATCTCGTATAGGCTCTACGTGATCTAAATGCACTATTGGCAGCCTTATATCATTAGAAATATTTATCATCGTTTGCAGCTGATAATACCTATCTTGAGAAAGTAGAAAGTCTGTATCGTAGGGGATTTTTTCAATTCTGTCTATCACAGTGCAGTTGGTCGGAATCTTCCTAAACGATTCATTCCATTTTTTTACACCTTCCACCTCGATTAAATAGAATTCATGCCCTGTCTTTGCCAAAGCCTCTTGATAGGCTTCGTGTGTAGAAAAGCACGCTATTTTATACTTGTTTTTCTTCTTAGGGTTAATTTTATTGGCTAAGAAAGCTATGGGATTCATATTATCTCCTTGAGTTTTTCTGCGCAGCTGCTTAGAGAAAAATTCTCTTCCAAGAAGCTTTTATTTTCTTCTACGATCTTTGAAACAGCATCAGGATTTTCCACTACGAATCTAAGTCTATCACACAATTCAGTTGTAGATCCATCATGCCAGCTTTCGTTATGATTGTAGTAAAAACTATTCATCCCGAACACCTTTTTCATAACCGTGCTCTTAACTAACAGGTCTTGGTTTTTAAAGTTCTTTTTGATGCCTGATATGCAGTTAGCGACAACCGGCTTTCCTTTTAGGGCAGCTTGCGCCATAGGTAGACCCTCGCCTTCACCTCTAGATGAGGATATAAAGCAATCGCAAGAGTTCTCTAGAGAAGAAAGCTCATCATCAGAAAGCATGTTTGATATGATAGCTATCTTTGGATAGGCGTTTTCGTTTTTTCCTATCTGTCTTTTAAGCTCTTGTATCATCATCTTGATGTGTTCTTTGCTTTCTTCTGTAGACTTCTCACTTATATATGATTTTATTACCAAGGAGACATTATCGTGAATAGTAAATTCAGTGAGAAATGCGTGTACAAGAGCATTTACATTTTTCTTATTCGAGTAGTCTGATATAGTGTAGAATTTATAAGTATTTTCAATTCCGTATGGGGAAAAGTCAAATTTGCCTGAATAGTTCAAAACTTCTTTAGGCTGATCTACAATTCTTATTTTTTCAGAACTTAATCCAGACTTTACGCAAGCCATTTTCTGCTCTTCTGTAGTAACCCAAATTTCATCCATCAAATCACAGCCGCTTTTCCATCCCGATCCTATAAAACAATCAGTCTCCCAAAAGAAGTATCCTATGTTTTTTACGCCGTTGATTTTTACAAACATGTCAGGCAAACATTGCTGTATCACAACATCTATATCAGAAAGACCGTTGGATTCGAGTTTGTCCAACTCTGAATCGTGTTTGAAAGGCATTTTGCTTAAGCTTATCCAAACAGGGGTTACTGTAAAGCCAGCCTTGTTAATGGCTTTTATCATCAGAGATGCAGCGTTTCCGTAACCAGTTCCGTCTTTATAGACTGATATATAAGCTACCTTCTTCATACTACCTCCACTAGTTTAGGCTTCTTTTGAATATTATTCATAGTTTCATATCTAAAAGTCTCGAAGCCGTTATAGTTTTGAGCTACTTGAACAACCAACTTTGTGACGTCGCTTCTATCCAAGCGTCTATTTACGCCATTTTCACTCTTAACCTTTGACTTAAGGTTAGCTAGTATCGATTTTCTAGCTGCATAGGATCTGATTGAGGACTTTGGCGGAGTAAAATTATATATCAAGTAGTCAATGAAGTCATCATCGTTATATACGGCGTTTAAATTTATATTGTTTACGTCTATGTATCTTGGAGGCTGATACCAACGATCATCGGATAGCTTAGGCAGCCTGTCAAAAATAGAGTCCCATTTATTATAGGTCTCCTTGTTTGTGTGCTTTAGTCTAGCAGTGTTAAGAGCTTCTGCAGCTAGATTAGTTTTAAAGCTTGGAGTCTCTAGGAAGAAGCTACAAATTTTGTCAGCGCAGTCGTTGGGATCCGGCATAGCTCTGATTTGGCCGGTTTCTCTTTCTGATTCTTCTCTCCAAGCAGCCACCTTTACAGATCCGTATGATCCTCCAAAAGAATTCAACTCGTGCATGGCAGCATAATCGGTTGCGATTGTTGGAACGCCGCAGGCTTTGGCTTCTATAAGAGGTATTTCAAGCGCGCCGGCGACGCTTAGCTGTACGTACAAATCGGAGGTGTTATAAACGGTAGCTAACTGCTCTCTTGTCAATCCTAATGCCGTATTTGGCGGATGGGCGGTATACTGCTTGCACTTATTGCATGAGCATACTTCTCCATTGAAAAATGAAGCAAAATAGTTGCCGCATTGGTTGCAGCAGTAAGTCATTAAAACTTTTGAGCCAAGCTTATACTTTATGATGTCTTTACCGATATCAAAACCTACATCTGGATAGCTAGTGTGTAGATACAGATATGTATTATCGGCTAGATCACCTCTTCCTATAGCCTTCCACGAATCTAGAGCCTTCCCAAAGGCGTACATCAGATCTGGAAACAGCTTTCTTGGTTGGTTTCTCATGACGGTCAAAACTAAATTAACGTCGTCCTTTATACCAAGAATCTGCCTAGCCTTTTCTTTTGGCATAGGTTTGAAGACTTCTTGATCTACACCAGGCATAGTGTTAACATTGGCTATGTTAGTTCTTTTACCAGAGTATTCTTTAATTACAGAAAGCCCCCAGTCTGTGTAAGAAGAGATTACGTCAACAGTAGAAAAAACACCAATCCATTCGGATCTTGGTGGTTCTGAGTCAACGCAAGTAGACCAAACATAATTGAACAAGTGTCTAGAACCTGCCTTGCATATCCATTCGTCATGCCAAAAGTCTCTGTAAGAGAAAACCACGTCTGGCTTGAAATCCAAAACAGCCCTATCAAACCTAAGGCTGCCAAATTGTGCTGTTTGGTAATTAGCTTGATATCTTTCAAGCTCTGCAGGGTCGGTTGGTATTACAGGATAAACCTTCCAAGGTACAGAACCTATTCGCGGATCTTTGTCATCAATATAAGAAGCAAGCTCGGCAACTTCATATTTACCGCTATCGTGCATGATACGAAGTAAATCATTTGCCATTACGGAAAAGCCAGTGTTTAACTGACTGAACTCACTCACTAGAAGTATTCTTTTCTTTCTCTCCAATTGCGAATCCTTTAAACTTTGGTGGTGGAACTACATTAGCTGTAGTTTTCGTGATATCTAAAAATTTCTGTACGGTTTCTTTGTAAGAAAGGGGCTTGGTTAAAAGCCCCTCTTGATCTAAGAATAGAAGAAATCTTCCAAGTAATTTTTCGTTCATTAGAATGGAATATCCTGCAATGATACTTCAGACTTTTGTCTTGGTTTTGACTTTGCTTCTGGCATAGGCTTGCTGTCAGCATCCTTCTTGCCATTCATAAACTCAAAGTCTTCGATTGCCACTAAGATCTTGCTTCGCTTTTCTCCATCCTTTGTCTCCCAATTCTCCTGCTTTAGATGTCCTTCCATTAGAATTGGATCGCCCTTCTTTAGGTACTCAGATATAACTGAAGCTCTAGCACCCCACATCTCAGCGTCGATGTAAGTGCTCTCTTCTTTCTTTTCGCCAGACTTGGTTGTAAACTTTCGATTGATAGCAACTCTAAATCTAACTACATTTGAGTCACCAACTGACTTTAGCTCGGGATCAGAAACAAGATTTGCTGCGACGATAACTTTGTTGAAATTTGCCATATAGGTCTCGTGATTGATTATAGTGTTACGCGTTTCTTTATTTAGTTTATTTTGATACTTTCTACAGACCAACCGAATCCAGTGCCATTTAATTTGAGCATGCAATAAGCACCTTCTGAAATTACATTCTTTAATTTTTGGTACTGCTCAGGAAAACAAACAACGTTTATCGTTCCAGTGTTATCTGAAATTGTTATTTGGCACATTTCCTGACCAGGGTTTTTACCCTTCTTGGTGGTAGTTGGTTTTAGTTTTGTTATTTTTGCAGTAAGAACGGCAGAAAGTTTCCTATTGTTTTTTGTTTTGTTGAAACAGTCCTTGCAAGACCAATCGTCTTCTGTATTGACATTATGGTCATAGCTAAATGCAAAGCCCATCAAGTCTTTTTCGGCGGAACTCTTAACCATTGCAGAGTCGTTTGATAAAAGATTTATAGAGTTTGCCTCAGACATTACTATTTCCTTACGTTTTTTAACCGATTTAGTTTCAGCGCAAATCCTAACAGCTTTTATAAGGTCGGCAGCGATAGACTTCTCGTCCAGTTCACTTAAAACAAATTCTATTTCTTTCGCAGTCAGCTGCCTTAGCATAAGATATATACTTAGCATGGTTGATCTAGAAAACCCGTACTCATCACAGGCGCCGCAATTAATCAGGCTCTCTACTGCCAATGATCTTATCTTGAACTGACCGTTTCCAAAATGTAGCTTCAAAAGCTCAACAAAGCTTTTTGGTCTTACATTCACGATAGCTGTAGCATCAGAATCTCCAACTTGCTTTATATGCGAAAGGCCATAAATTATGTTGTCCTGCTTAATGCAGAAATCATTTTCTGATTTTGAAATAGATGGCGGCAGGATCTCTATTCCAAGCATTCGACCTTCATTAATCAAATCTTGTATTTCTTCTCTAGGCTTTTGCTTACCCTTACTGTAAGTAAGGTACACGCAATAAAATTCAAGTGGAAAGTTCGCCTTTAGATATGCCGTCTTATAAGCCCAAAGCGCGTACTTTTTAGCGTGCGCATCGTTGAAGGCGTATCTTCCAGCCCCTTCAATGAGAGAAAATAGCCTTTCGGCCATATCTTTAGATCTGCCATTTTTCAAGCAGCCTGCAATGAATTTATCCTTTAAGTCTATGATAATCTTCTGGTCTTTTTTGCCGATACCCTTTCTTAGCTTATCGACAATAACTAACCGCTCCAAATAAGGCATATCTTTCCACGCTATGTCTCCGCCGAATTTCATTAACTGCTCTTGGTAAATTAAGACGCCAAGAGTAGGTGAAAGGATTGAATTTACAGTCTCATCGTTGTAGTCTGGCTTCTCCGAAAGACCGTTTTTAACTTTTGAATAAGTATCAGTCATCCCTGACTCTAGACAGGCTGGTCTGATTAATGATATGACTGCGCTAAGTTCATTTATATTTGAAGGCTTTATGGTTGCGGACCATTTTTTACCAAGATCACTCTCTAGTTGAAAAACGCCTATTGTGTGACCATTTTGGATTAGTCGCCAAGTCTTTTCGTTTTTAAGGGAAATGTCTGATGTTGTAAACATTATGATTTTTTATTATTTATGTACTTGATTCCAAATCCATTACCAATGTCATAGACTAAATCAAATTTAATTTTTTCACGTAGTGTAGTTCCTTTTATGAAAAGGTCGTCAATAAGAACTACGCAATTTTTGCTAGTTATGCTATTGAACTGGTTTTCTGTTTCTTTTGGGTCATTACCGCCGTCTAGATAATAGATATCGTATTCTTCTTGCCCTATTATTTCAGCGGCGTCTGCTAGCTCTGTTACTATTTCGTAGTCTAGATTTTTTGCTACAAAACTACTGTTTGCTATGTGATTTAAATCTATATCACATATTTTTATCTTACCGCCATGCTTTTTAACATAAGAGCCAAATATTATATCTGACCATCCAGAGCCAGAATGCCAACGAAAATCAAGAGTTTCTATTGCGCCTACCTGGAATATTTTTACTGGAAGCTCTTTGAATTTACTTAGAACGTCAATAAATATATCGTCCCTATAGCAACGCTCTAGGTTTCGAGTTTTTTTTACGATACAATCATTTGCATAGATAAAGTTTTTCATCTTATTCCTTGATTTTTGTGTTTATTTTTGGTCTTATCTTTACCATGAACTTCATGTATCGTTGAAACATTTTCTTAGTTATCTCAACGTCCTCCGAGGCGTCATGATTAGCTGTAGATCTAGACAGCCCCATCAATTCTGCGTAAGTATCCATTTTATTGTTCTTTAACCCATCCCTGCCAAATATTGAAAACATAAGAGGCATCATGTCTATCTGTATATTAGACCAAGCTGGATCTTCGTCAATAGAAGAAACCTTTTGATCCGCCATGTGATGTTTCAAAAAAGGTATATCAAAGTTTGTAATATTAAAGCCTACTAGTATAGGCGCTGTCCAGAATTTCTTAGTTGGATTCATCGAGTCGATATACTCTTTAAACTTTCTAAGAGCTACTTTTGGATGCAATCCATAGCTGTTGGCTTTATTCCAAAGGGATTCTCCGATTACAGCTATAGCTTCTTTGCTAGCTTGGGCTGGTTTTTGCGGTTTTATTAGCAGATCAAACTTGCCGTTCTCAATTTCTGTATAGTCCGAATATTTCAAGGCTGTAGCTGAAATTTGTACTATCTCTGCGTCTTTGGGATTGAGGCCGCTAGTTTCTATATCAAATACGATGAAGTTTTTATTGTTCGCCACAACCTATTTTAGGCTTCTAGAAAGGATGTTTCGACTTTCTTCGGTAAGGAGTTAAATGATCTTCTGAGCGAATGACCGCTTGCAGCTCTTTGTTTTGCTCCTATCTTAAAATCCCACTTCTTGGTTTTAAGCGTCATCCAATAGGTGTAAAGTGTAGCAGAAGCGTGCTCTGAGTAGCGCTTGATGTCTATAGGAAGATCAAATTTCTTTATTAGTTTTACAGCTCTTCTCTCAGCATTGAGTTCACATGCTATCATCTTTTTCGTATAGTTTATAAGCTCTCTATCTCTTATAGAGACTTCGTCCTTAATCCATTGGCAAACCAAGCTTTGCACGCTTCCATACTTTTCATGATCGCAATTCTTGTATGTTGTGTCGCCATCTATCCATTGCAGAACATGTGCGAATTCATGAACCAAAGTAGACAAAAAATCTGATTCATTTAATCCCCTTCCACAATGTAAAAGCTTTTCTTCTTCGTCAAAATAACCGGCGACTTTGAAATTAAAAGGCTGCATCTTTACTAGTCTTCCTTTTCCAAACTTGAGGGTTACGCCGTTATCTTTGCAGATTTTTCTGACATATTTCAGAAAGTCTTTGGAGGCTTTGGAAGTCTTCATACATGTGTATACACCTTGTAGGTTCGCAAAATGTCCTTAAAAGAAGCAATGAATAAACTCCTCAGGCATACAAAATCTAGCTACAAGGGCTTTAAGATTGGAGATGTTGTGGTAAATACCAACACAAAATGTATGCACTATGGAAGCATGGGCGAGGTGGTAAAGATTGAGGAGTTAGGCAATAATTCTGGATATCTAATCCACTACAAGGTCACCAATAAAGGATCCAATTTTAGCCCTGGAGATGTGATAAGTAAGACAGAAGATCAACTTTCGCGTGGGGTTTACAATGAATAATTCAAAATCTGCTGTTTGGACAACAAAGTACAAAAACGATCTACCAGACTCAGCTTTCATGTATATAGAGACTGGTGGTAAAAAAGATTCTGAGGGTAAGACTACGCCTAGATCTTTAAGACACTTTCCATATAAAGACGCCTCTGGAAAGATAGACCCAATACACGTTAGAAACGCCATCTCAAGGATTCCGCAGGCAAAAATCTCAGCCCAGCTTAAGGCTAGACTGCAAGCAAAAGCAAGAGGAATTTTAGCAAAACTGAGAAAATCAGGCAAGGCCTTCATAAACGAGGTACTTTCTGCAGCGAAAATAGATAGAGAGAATTACAAATCCTATACATTTACAAGCGTAGACTCCGCAGAGAAAATGGCTAAAAAACTAGGATGTAAGGGAACTCAAGAGTTTTTCAACATAGACGGCAAACAAGAAGGCTTAAAGCCAAACGAGACTTATTACATGCCATGCAGCAACAGAGCTACCATGCACTCAAAGATTCGTAAATATAACAAAGGCAAGGATTAAATGGAAGATTTAGAAATACCAGAATCAGAATTAAACATCCCATTTTTAGAAGTAATATTCTTCGCTACATCCGCTGAAGCTTCTAAGTCTGTGAAAGAAACTATTTCAAAGAAGGCTTCCGAACACAACGAAAAATACGGAAAAGATTCTTGTAAGAATACGTCTTCTAGAACACTCATGACTGTATTCAGAAGAGGAGTCGGAGCTTACAAAACAAATCCGCAAAGTGTTAGACCTAACGTTTCAGGACCTGAGCAATGGGGATATGGAAGAGTTAATGGCTTTCTTCACGCACTTCGCACTGGCTCTTTCAAGAGAAAACCGTTTGACGTAGACTTGCTTCCATCTTGTCATCCACAAAAGAAAAAGAGAAAATAAAATGGATAAGAAAAAAGTTGCTTTAAACAAACCAAGAAGAATCAGAAAAGGCGAGCCTGGATACGGAAAGAAGAAATTCGTAGTCTATGTCAAGAACGACAAAGGGAATGTTGTGCGTGTCACTTTTGGCGACCCCAAGATGGAAATCAAAAGAGACAGTCCTAACAGAAGAAAAAACTTTAGATCAAGACACAGCTGCGATGATAACCCAGGTCCTAAATGGAAGGCTAGATATTGGTCTTGCAGAATGTGGGAAAAGAAAAAGAGCGTCACAGATTATACATCTGGAAGATATGCAAAGTTTGTCAATCACATAAATAAGAACGCTAAATGATCCCAATTGAACTCCTATCAATGCTGGGCGGAAGTGTAACTGGATTCATTTTTAGATACCTGGCAGAAAAAAGAGAAAACGACAAACAAATGTTTGAGCGATTGATAGCGCTCAACGATCAAAAAGAAAAGAGCATAGAGTCTGCGGCCAAAAGAGTACCTATCGACGTTGGGAAAGGCGTAAGACAGTTAATAGTATTGGTAGTTCTTTTCGCAACTTTAGCAGCTCCTTTTATACTGCCGTTTTTTGGCATTCCCACGTTTGTTGAAATAGAGGCTGCAACACCAGACCTTTCGATAATACCTTCTGTTACAAAAACATTTTTTGTTGAATTGAATGGATACTTGTACGCAGAAGAGTATAGACAGGTACTGTTGAGTATAGTAGGTTTTTACTTTGGGAGCGCTGCAGCGTCTAATAAGTCATGAGATCATTTTTAATAGCAGCATGTTTATTTATACAGGCGTGTTCGATAACCCCTCAAATCATATCGCCTCAAAAGCAGCCGAATCATACTGTTCCTCAAAGAGTAGTGGTGAAGGACGGAGGGTGGGGATGGGTGCTATGGTATGTGCCTCTAGCGGCAATAGCCATTATGTGGGGATATAAAGAGATTGTTAAGAAAAAAGACAAGAAGGATTAAAACCCTAGGAATTTATACCAATCACGCATAGCCATTCTGTTGTGATCGTTCAGCAGGGCTAGATTAGTGGTGGTAGTTTTGGCGTTTGAGACGCTAAGCCTTCCATCTGACTCTGCATTGTAGAAGGCATCTTTCATAGCTTCAAGTATCTTTTTGTCGTCGTGAACATCAGACCTACAATGGTCTGTTACGAATTTTATTTCATTTGAAACAACAATTGGGACTTCTGAATACACAAAGTCTGCAGCTGTTATGTTAAAAGTTTCGCTAAATGAAATTTGCATTCCAAAATTCATAGCCTTAACCAACTGCAAGAAGTCTTGATGCTCATACCAAGGATGCTCTACTAAATTATGCTTAGTCTTAGAAAAAAGCTCTCTTAGATTTTTTAATATTGGAGTAGCAACCAAGTTCTCATGCTCAGATACGTTCACGTGGAAATTAAGATTTTTTTCTATCGAATCCGCAAAAACTATTGCCAGTATAGCCTGTTGAACAGTATTTTTTAGCGGTCTTAAGGCGCCGAAGCAGCCTATGTTTATAGTGTTCTCTGCAGAGTAATCAAAAGAAAATGTTGCTTCTTTTTCGTTTGGAAGATAAACGTTGGGTGTATACGAAACGTATTTATACAAAGGTTTAAGATGTTGGAAAAGCTTTGGATTATTGCAGCTTAAAGATATCTTTATTCCTTCTTTTCTAAGTTCGATATAATCATTCATCCATTCAAAAGCCATGCCTTCGTTTGATAGGAATGGTATCATTGAATGAAGTCTGATGACCCATTCAACATTTGGGTGAAGAGCGGCAAGCTCTTTTATCTTTGATGGAACTACCCACAAGGCTTCGATGAAGCATATAGTAGGTTTGAACTTGCTTACTTCTGCGTCGATGTAATTATTGTCAATTACTTGGACTACTTTAGATTCTATTCCTTTTTTAGACAACGCTCTTGCAACGAAGTCGCAAGAATTATAAAGCCCATAACTTTTGGTTGGAGAACCATAATTATAACGCTGTTTTACTATAAAAAGTAGTCTTTGGGTTGCCATGTATTTGAATACACGTAAAAGACGTTATTGGGTTGTTAGTTTTTTCCTTAAAGCTGATCTAAGGGCTTTTATTCTTTCGCTGCTAGCCATGACTGCCTCAGTTCCTCTTTCAATGCAACCAGAAGCCAAAGATTGATCTCGTATTAACTGCTCGGCTTCATCTTCGCTCATGTTTATACCTATACTAGCGAATAGCGCTACTATAGCAGCTACAGCGGCAGGTAAGCCTGCACAACCAACTAAAGTTCCACCGCAAGCCACAATAGCTGCTATTATTACTGCAGCTATAGCGCCTATTACAGCTATAACATACGCAGAGTCTTCTAGAACATCTCTGAATTTTTCCCAAAGACTCTTTTGTATTATTCCTTTATTTGGTTGGCAGTTGCCTTCATCACCAGCTGATGGATCGTTTGATCCAGGTGCTAAAACAGGTCTTCTATTTGGGTTTGCGCCGGAAAGAATCCACTCGAGCAGTTTCTTAATGAGTTGAGCTGCTTGCTCTTCCGTCATACCTAAAACATTAACCAAATAAACTCTCAGGTACGCTTGAAGTACGGCTAGTAGCGTGTCTCTCATCCATGAGCAAGAAGCGATAGCTGATAATACGGAGCTTATTTCGCTTATTTTGTCCATTAGTCCCGCTATATCTCCGTCACGCCCATTAGACCAATCATGCAGCACATCCGTAATTCTTTTTAAAGCTATGCAACATGGATCTGTTGAGCCTTGCGGGCATCGAGTTTTTGTCCGCATAAACAACTCTGCTATACGCCGCAGAGTCCAGCCGTTCTTTCTTAAATATTTTACTAACTGCCAAAACGCTGTTGATCCTAATAAAATTATTACGCTGCCAAATGTGCTATCCCACCACGGTCTGCCATCACTAGAATCAGGATCTGGTATTTCTCTAATATCACCTAAAAGGTCTGCTAGCTCTTGAGCAATAGGATCGTCGCCTTCATCTTTAGGCGTTTGCCCATCCTGCTCAGCTAATACTTTAACTAGTCTGTCTAGTTTTTCTTTCAGATCCTTGTTCATTGTAATTTATATACACATCAGAAAACTGAACCGCTATTATTGAAGCTCCTTTAATTGACATTAGCTAAAACTCCAAATCTAATTTCATTTAACTTAAAGTTAAGCATTTTTTCTATTTGGAATATTTTCTCCAATGCGGAAACACCAAGAATATCAAACTTAACACCTCCTAAAGTCTCGATATCTGCCCCTTCAACATCAATTACCATTTGGTCTAGTTTTGAGGAGTATGTCATTGGAAAGTGGTTCGAAAGCATTTTGTCGCTGATTATTATACCTGCGGCGTGAACGCTTTCGTTTTTTGGAAGTCTTTCTATTCTAAGAGCGAAATCAAAAGCCTCCTTATATTGCTCGTAGTATTTTGCGACATCTTTGATGTTATCTATATTCCATCTGATTATTCCGTACGATGGATCTTCTTCTTGAATCTCACTGAGTTCGTCAGATATCTTGGCCTCTTCAGCAAATAGCTTTGTTATTTCATTTGCCACGTCAAAATAATTTGACACAGGTTTTAGTATTCTGAAAGCTTCTTTTATGGCGCCTTTACCTTTGAACCTGGAGTGTGTTATGATATGAGCCACAGAATCAAAGCCGTATTTTTCTCTAATGTACTCTATGACCTCTGACCTTACAGATGGAGGAAGATCCATGTCAATATCAGGAAGAGAAACGTTGCTAGCAGTGTTTCTTCCTTCATTATAGAATCTTTCGAATGGCAGCTCTCTGTCGCTTGAATAAGCAAGTGTTGGGTCAGGCACGATAGGATCAATTGAAGACACACCTATTAGGTAGGAAATGATAGATCCAGAAGACGAACCTCTACTGTCTGCAGGATATCCAAGCCCTCTTACAAAATCAACAATATCCTTTACGATAAGGAAGTAGCCTGATATCTTAGCCTGCTTGAACACCTCAAGCTCATGCTTGATTCTGTTTAGATAAACCTCTCTTAGGCTTTTGTTTGAGTCTATTTTCGGAAGTATCTTTTCAGAAAATCCTTTTCTGCAAATACCCTTAAGATATTCATCTTGGTCTGGAATAGCATGATCTTTTATCTTGAATTCAGGAAGCATCGGCCTTTCTTCAATAGAAAAGTCTTCGATCATTTCTGCTATCTTAAAAGTCTTTTCCCCTTCAGGCATATCTTTCATCACATGACAAAAGTTAAATCTTTCATCGAATATTCTTTTATCATCGACTAACATCTCAGAACGCTCAGAATCATTTATTATAAGCCTATGGATGTCAAAATCCTTTTGGCTAAGGTAGTGTACGTTGTTGCAGGGAATGGCTTCAGGAAAACTTTTCTTTATTTCAGCACCTAAAACCTTAAGACAAGGCAACTTAGAGTAATCGAAATATAAAAATACGTCCTTGAAAACCTTACTGTACTTGCTTAACACAGACGATACTACAGAAATGAAGTCTTTCTTCAGTAGAGTCCTACACTCTTCTTCGCTATCTGAAAGATAAGCCATTTCAGGATTTACGTATGAAGACTCAAAGACTTCACTTTTTAAATCACCAATTAGACAAATTAGTCCTGAAGAATATTGGTGCAACTCGTTGAGGTATGATTTCGCCATACCGTCGCTCGATAGTCGGTCCTTTGATCTAGCTATAGATACAATGGTAAGAAGATTCTTGTAGCCCAGTTTATTCTTAGCCAAAAGCGTTATTCTACCTATGAACTTTTCGTTGTGCCAAACATCAAGTTCTACGCCGAATATAGGCTTGACGCCTTTGTTCTTGCAAGCCTTGTAAAAGGGTACAAGCCCTTTTATGTTATTGTGATCGGTGATGGCGCAAGCCTTTCCTCCATTTTCCTTTACGAAGGAAACATATTCTGTGATATCCAAAGTGCTGTCAAGCAAAGACCAGCATGTGTGAACGTGTAGTGGTACGTAATTCATTTTTATTCCTCGAACGTATTTCTTCTGTTGCTAGTTAGCTTAGCCTTTTCTTCTGAACGCGATTGTTTTATAGTATTTATCTGCTTTATAGTATTGTCTATGCCGTTTCCAAGCATATAAGAATGCAAAGTGTCGCAGATACTGCACCCAGCAGCCGTCATAGTCTTACCAAAATGGCAAACGCTCTTGCATTTCCATTTTTCGTCGGCCTTGGTTTCCTTGATTCTAGTTGGCAGCTGATTCCATTTAATTGAATTGAAGGTGCTTTTAATTATATCGACCGTCTCTTTTCTTTGATCGTCGTCAAAAGCCACGGTAAAAGGGCCGCCATCATTTATGAAATGAATTGTAAGCAGCCTGTTTTTATATTGTGGAAACAGTATAGAACACGCAAAATCATACATTCTTAGCTGAACATCCTTAGACTGCAGATAATCATATTCCTTAACTTCACCACTATTCCAGCATTTTCTAGAACCGGTTTTCCAATCAACTATTTCTATTGTGTCCTTATCCACTTCTGTTATTAGATCTATTGTTCCTCTGATCTCGTAGTTTCCTTTTTCAGATGATCCATTGATTATATTGTAATATTCATACTTAAAACCTTCAGTGTTCAATGGAATCTTGAACTGTTTTTCTGTGAAAAGAACTTTTAGATTTCTAGGGTCGTATTGTGTGCCTAGAACCTTTTCTATGCTTTGCAAGCAGAATTTCTTGTCTGCAGGCTTAAGAGGCATATCAGGGTTTTCCTTTGTATACCTGTTCCAACATATATCCAAAAGGCGCACATGATCAGTTATAATACCAAAGTTCCTGCCTGTCTTGCTGCCTTTAGCCATTAACTCCAAGACATGATGCACGATTGTTCCAAGAAGCGCCTTCTTGCCACTTTTTGACGGTATCTCTAATATTTGCTCGATGAAAAACTGAAACTCACAACCTCTGTAAGAGTTAATTGACGACGCTCTTAGGAATTTTATATTCATTGTTTTTTATCACTGTTATTTTTTCGACACCATTAAATATGGTTATATCGATAGTCACATCTGATGAAGAGGTCGTATAAAGATCCATATCCTTTATCTTCCTAGGATTGAATCCGCCTTTATGCATAAGCTTTATTTTCTTAGACTTCTTGACTATGTCTGCAAATCTGTTTTTTATTGGGGTAGGCCAAGCGTTGTCGTTGTCTTCATATGGAATGACTATTTCTTGAAGCATGTTGAGCTTGGCGCAGATTTGGCAAAAATCCATTGACAGGCCATTTTTATATTTACCAATACATCTATAGCCAGCCGGTAGATCCTTAAGAATCGTTTCTATTCGATTTCTTATTCGAATCCTAATCACGCTGTCTTCATCGTAGATATCGGAATTAAGTAACTCTTGGCCTAGAGTGACGATCATATGTATGTATTTATAATCTTTTGAAGCTCTGAATTTTTTTCATCCATGCTCATTTTAGAGTTGTCTAGAAGATGAACTTTTGGAATACTAGAAAAATCATAGCCATCCAGCGCTGTTTCGCTTTCATGAGTATTGTTAAGTATATTTCTAGTAAGTCTAATGACTATAGGGTCTTGCTTTGCAAAAAAGTCAATTTCATTTGGGAACCTAGCGTCTGAGATTATCGCGCAGCCTATTCCATCTTTATTTATTTGGCTGAGAACAGCTCTAGACCAACAATCTTGATCTATTTTTCTAAATATATCTGTCCCAATAACCTGCATAAGTTCGCGAGCAGTCATGAAGTCGTCTGCTGTTTTTGGGTACTTATCCATCATAAGTTTACCCAACTTGCCTCTGCATAACGGTAGGCTCTTCCACTTTATTCTTGTGTCGGTGTCTTTTTCAGCGTTTGAACCCCAACACTGATCTTCAGACAAGCCGAACATGTCTTCGCATATTCTCTTCAAAGGTTCAGCCAAAGGATAAAGTTTCGACTTCACTCCTTTGGACTCCATAAGCTTTTTTATAAAGATGGCGGAAGTATCTTTTCCGCTCTGCGCCTTACCAGTTAAGATTATTATCTTGGGTGTCATATCGCCTTCTTAGTATTGTTAGTTGCGGCTTTATAGCATCATTATAGTCTTGTTTGGATAAAGATCCAGGATCCTTGTCAAAAGGAAGAACTATTTTCTCTATTTTTAGATTGGTGCTGAACGCGCTTTTAGCTTTTAAATACCCATTTTCTCCAGCTTCGTCTGAATCAAAACAAATAGCGATGCAGTTTGTTATGGATTTTAGCGTGTCAACTTGCTTTGCAGAAATTGAGCAACCATAGGAAGCTACGCAATTTTTCACTCCAAACTCCCACATTCTCCATAGATCAAAAGGCCCTTCGACTACAACGGCAAAACCAACTCTTTTGATATAATTGCATGCTTCATGTAGATTGTAAAGCTCAACACTTTTATTCAAGCCTTTTGGGTAGTGTCTCCATTTGCTGAAAAGGCCTGCAAACTTTGGATCTAATTTGAACCAATCGGGATGGTAAGCTCCACTGGATTCGCATTTTTTATAAATGCTACGGCCTGTAAAACCTATGAGAAGTCCATCTTTGTTTCGTATAGGTATCATCAGCCTGTGGTGATACATCTTAGAACTTTTATCTGTCACACCACATTGAAAATGCTCTAAAGTATTTCGTTCAAAGCCCCTGTCTTCTATAGATGAGAAGTTTTGTATGAGCTTATCTAAATTCTTTTCGTCTATTGGATCGTTGGATTGCTTGTTCTCGATATTTCTTTCTGAAGGAACATAGCCGGCTGAAATTTGTGGATCGTCTATTACAGAACGCGCCCAATCTACAGCTTCTTTGAAAGAGCATTTCTTGACCGCTTTTATCAGTCCTAGTATGTCGTTTCCGTGTTTGTTATGGCAACCGTGAGTGAAGCAAGACCAACAGCATTTAGCCCTGTCGTAAGAAAAGGCTAGAGGATTGTCTCCTTCATGGATAGGACAAGACTGCTGAATTCCTTTGTTAGTTATGTTGGAAAACCCTAGCTTCTCTAAGATGAGGCCGTCAAAAGAGCAAATGATCTTTTTGTCTTCAGAAGTCAAACTCATCTTCATCTTCCACGTCGTTGTCGTTATTTTGATCTAGCACTTCAAAGTTAAATTTGCCTTCAGTAAACTTGGACTGGTCCATATTAGATATGATGTTTATGTACTCAGAAGATGAATCCATACCCTTTCCATATCTTGTTTCTATGACTACCATTTTCCGATCGCCGTTAGCCTTACTGTCACCTGCGGCTATATCTTCGTCGGTTTTCTTCTTTAGATAAGCCAAACTAGAGCAAAGCCAAAGAATTCTATCGCTTCCTGACACAACGCTGGTATCTTCCTTATTAATACCGTCTCTATTTAGCTGGACAGTTGCAAGAACAGGTACATCGTTCTTAACAGCAAAATTATGAAGCTTTGTTATGAAATCGCCTAGGTATTGATACTCTTGAAAATCTCCAAGCTCTGCCAAGTCCATAGTCTTGAGATAATCAAGAACTATGAGGCAGTCCTTTGACGAACCATCTTTATTCTTTCCAACAACGCTAGATAGCCATCTTCTACAAACGGAGAATATCTCCTGAGGCTTCATTCCAGCCACGCTTATGTGATAAAAGGGCTTTGTTGAAAATTCTTTCACAGCCTCCTTAAGCATAAGGGCGTGTCTTTCATTTGACCCAAAGGCTCCTGTTTCGATATCTTTTTGAGGCACTCCAGAGCAAAGAGAGGCCCACTTAATAGATTGGGTCTCTTTTTTCATCTCTGTATCCAAGTACAACACAGGAATATTCGCGTAAGAAACATTCTTAGCGATGTTGAGGCAGAATGTACTTTTTCCAACCTTAGGTCTAGCGCCAACAACATTCACGGTTCCTCTTCTGAAACCTCCTCCTATGCATTCATCGTATCTTGGAAAACCTGTTGGTATTCCAACCATAGTGATTGGATTTTTTGCAACATAGTCTAAGTGCTCTATGGCAAATTCACTTATGTTGGTAAAATCGTTTTCTCTTTTGATTTCAGGAATAAAATTAAAGATAGACTCTTCTACGGAAGAGATTAGATCTACGACATCTTCGTCGCCTTTTGCGCTAGCCACTATTGAGTGCGCGTCTCGTATCTTCTTTGACAGCTTCCTTATTATGTGCCAATATTTGATGCGCTTTGCTGATATTTGCACTTCTGAAATAGAAACATCGCTGTCTTTGCAGCTTTGAACTATCTCAGAGAAAAGTTCTTTATTCACATCATTCCAAAAACCTGAATTTCTAGCGGCAGCAATTACAGCCTCTGGACTGAGTGAATCGGCCGTTTCTTTTTCATATATGGCTTGGATAGTCTTAAAAACAAGACCATAATTGCCATCACTGAAATACTCAGGATCCAAGTCGGTTAGATAACTATAAAACCCTGGAGATCCAGAGTTCATAGCGTATTTAATGACTGAAAGTTCTGATTCTAAATCAGACTTATTTTGAGCGGCAGTTGTTACACTTTGCTTTTGCATTGGCGCCTGATTCTAGTTGCCCAACGGGATATTCTTTATTAAAGTCGAAGGTTCTTCCGCAAGAGCCGCAATCAACCATTTTTGGACGATAAGGTTCTCTAGAAGACTTTTTTCTCTTGGAAATCTTCTTCATAGCCTCGCTGTAGTTAGGCATACTGTCTTCTGGAAGTTCAAACTCTTTGCTTGATATGAACTGCATGCCTCCTGAAGAAGCGGGCTTTTGAACGTCTTCGGTAATAGTTTCCTCTACTGAAAGGTCTTCATCTATTGCTATTGATTTAAGTATCTCAATAGCCTTGTTGACTTTTTCTAGATCAAAGGACGGCTTTGGGTTTTCAGATTGAACTAAAGTTTGAGGAGCTTTTTCGCTAAAAATATATTCGTAAAACTCCCTTACTAAGGACATATCGTTTGTTATGATGGCTTTTTGTAGTTGTGCTTTTTTATCTGTCATGGAATGACCCTCTCTTTTCGATAGCCAAGGACTTCATGGCGTTAGCCAAGAACTCGACCTTTCTGTCTATATCCTCAAGCATAGTGACCCTAGAAGCAAACTGTATTCTAGTTGACTCTAATTCTTTTGCGACAGGATCGTTTCTCTTTATGATCAAACTCTTTTCTCCTATGCCATAGCCGCTTGTGTTTGTGGCTTCTCGGCCAATGATGCTGTCTATATTAGCCTCGCACCAATTATGGGCAGAACGCATCTTATTTATCTCTGTCTTTATGAATAGAGCATATTGAGCAAGCCTAACGCAATTTATGGAAAGCTCTTCACCACCCATAGTCTTTAAATCGCCTCTGCTTAGGTTTATGATGTTGTCTATCTCTTCAGGTACTGTAAAGTTCAGCCTTACAGATCCCTGCATTTCGTTTATCTTGTCAATTATCCTAGACTTTACCGATGACTTGTCTTCAGATGTAGAAGTGCTTGTTTGCATCTTTTGTTGTCCTTAGCTCTAAAAGCCTGATGCCATTAAGTTCGCAAAAGAACCTTTTGGTTTCATCCCTTTGCTTTTGTTCTTCAAACTCAGCATTCGACTTATGAAAGTAAGGATTCATTTCGTCATGCTGCTCTCCTTGTACTTCCACGGCTATCTTTCTGTGTGGAATATAAAAGTCTATTGACAGCCTGGTTTCAGGAATAGTCACATCCTCAAGAACAGGATCCAAAGGAAATCTCTGTCTTATTATCTTTCCTATTTCGTGCTGTATCTTTGATCTGCAAGTTGAGGCAGACTTCATTGGCCATGAACTTTCTCGCAAATCCCAAGTTATTATCTTGGTTGGATCGTTCACAGATTTGACTTTCATTTTTTCTTGCTCTTCTTTGAGTTTTCGATTATATCCTTAACTGTTACGTCCAGCTCTCTGTGATAAAGATACCAATCGTCTGAAATTGACTTATTGAATTTCTCTAGGTCTTGTAACGTAGGCTTGGCTTCTTCTAGTCCAAAAGCTAAAGTATAGACTGCATCTGCGTCATTAAACTCAGATAGAATGTCTTCCACGGAAGCGTTTTTCCAAACAGGAAATGTAAAGGAAAGTCTTACCATTTTCACATCGTCAACTGTGAACTCGTCGCTTTGTGACTGCTTGCTTGTTTCTATTTTTTTAAATTTCATGTTATCCCTTTTAGATCGCCATTGTTCTGATTTGTTCATAGATATCCTTATTTAGCTGTTCATTTTTCCTCAAGTAATCTATTACGTTCATTTGCCCTTGGAGCTTTTCTTTTACTCCGGGCACAGTATACCAAGCGCCAGACTTTGATATGATACCAAACTCGCATGCTAGGTTAAATAGATCCATTGTCTCGTCCACGCCTTTGCCGTATATAATCGGGATTGATACGTCCGCACCTGGTGAGCCAAGTGCTGATGCCACTATGTAGAAATGAGCATTTTGTCCTATAGTCTTGCTATTGGTATCTTCTATGTCCTGCTTCCATCCGCCTTCAAGCCAAACCGAAGCTCCGTATTGAGGAGCATTGCCACCTACGCCATAGCTCTTTTTGCCAGGCCCAGGATTCGGGTTTGCAATCATATGAGTCAAAGCTATGAATGTGCTCTTGGTTACAGGAAGTATTTGGCTGACGCGCCTAAACATTTTGTACATTAAGCTAGCTGTACCAGCCATCTTTACGCCATCGCCTATGTTGGAAGACAGCTCTGCTTCAGGGCAAAGAGCGGCGATTGAGTCAAGTATGCAAATGCACTTGGGATAGTCTTTTAGAGTGGTATACAGAAGATTTAGGAAGTCTTCGGCGCTGAGAATTTTGTTCTCATTGGATCTAACTATAGCTACATTTTCTCTGTTAAGATCGGGGAAGCAGTCTAGAAGCTCTGTTCTCAGGCGGCCTTCTACATCGAAAAAGAAAGCCTTCTTAGTTGGATCTTCTCTGTGACACTGCTGAACATAGTGAAGAGCAAGTGTTGTCTTGCCAACCTTAGGCTTTCCACTCATCAAAACGCTTGATCCCTCAGGTATTCCTCCTGAAAGCGCTATATCTAAAGATAGCGTCGTCTTAAATGTTCTGCCTTGCTCCTCCTTGAGAGAGGTTACGGGTATCAAGAAGTTCTCTAGGGTTAAGTCTGTTTTGCTCATATAATTGATGATCCTTTTGATTCCCTGAAGAATGTCTGTTCTTTGGGGATCACTATTTTCTTTACTTCCTTTTTATCAGATCTTCTTTCCAATTCTCTTTGGAACAGATTGTAAACTACTGTTTTTTGCTTGTCCAAAGGAAGGAATCTGAACGTTATTATTCCTCGCTCCTTCACGTATTCTAGCACGTTTGATTGATCGAAGATGTGCAATAGGTTTTTAACATAAGATATTTCCAAAGAGTATTCCTCTCCAAGCTGTTTAAGCTCGGGATAATCTTTGCAAATAGACTTGCGCCAAAAAGGAACCAGGGGTCTTGTTATATTGGCCCCTGATTTAGCTCTCCATTTGATTTTGTTGTCTATTATTGTTTCTGTGATCAAAGCTTCGATAGGAATCTTTAGCTTTGGAACGAATATGCTGTCGAAATCTTTGGTATTAGTGTCTGTTGGCATTTCTCAAATTCTCGTATGTCAAGCTCTACAGGGTCTAGATTTTCGTCATACCAAGTTATCCTAACGGTATTGGACTGACCATCATGATAGCCAATACCATACTCTTCTTTTGATGCATGTTCTCCAAGAGTCAGTCTTGATCTTCTTGAGAAAAAGAAATGACTTGAGCTTTCACCCATTATCACTTCTTTTACTATTCTATTTTCGCTTATTATGGCGAGTCTTATATTTTTAGGCCTATCTATCAATGACTCTTGAGTCTTGCGCCAAACAGAAATATCGCCAGGCTTTTGTACGTTGTCGTGGATCATTTCTCCGCCACCCAACGTCAATATCCAAACTATTCTTAGATTTGAATTTATGTATTCGTTCATGCGCTGCCGGCTCTAAAAGCGTCTGCTTTTTCAGACTGTCCTTTCGTTCTGACCACAGAGCCATTAGAAGGATTATCTTCGCCAGTTGGCGCTAGATAAGGTTTTGACTTTGGCTTGTCAATCATTTCAAAATAGTCATCGATAATCACAGCCAATTTTGCAGATAAAAGCTCTGCGTCTTCAGTCTTGCAGTTGTCTAAGACGGCACTAAACACGGCTTTTTTAAGCTTTAAAACTTTATTTTTTTGCATATTATCTCTTCGCAAAAAGCTCTGCCTTTGTTAGCATATAGCTATTTCTTGTCTTAAGATACTCTATATAAGAGTCGTAGCAATCCTTTGATACATCTTGGAAATCAAATTCCAGCTCTGTTCTGATTACGCTTTTTTGATCTATCTTGTCTACTATTGGATTGTAGAGTCTTCTTTGTCTTTTGGAAGCTCTTATCAAGAACTTGGTCGATCCGCTTGTTGAGACGGATTTAGCAGCAGCTAAAGATTCGCTATTTGTAACAGCTCCTGTCTCTGTGACAAGATTTACACTGACGTCTTTTTCTGCCCGCATTTCATCTGCATTGCTTATAAATTTCATATTGATTTCACTATCACCCGATGATTTGTGGTTTTGCCTTTATCTTCGGTCATTACTTTGATTATAGCAGTCTTTTGGGTAGCAGTTTCAATTGGGCTGCAGTATATGTCGCCAATTATCTCATGCTTTCCACTGGTTTGAGAGTTGAAATTACTCCATTTCGCTTGAACAGTATTCTTTTTATCTGAGTCCATGATTATAATTTCTAACATCTTTTTGCCAGTTTCATCGCAAAATAATGTAGCCATGTTTGCTTCGAATTCTTCTTTTTCTATTTTTTCAAATTTAATGCTCATATCTTTTTTTCTCCTGTCATAATATAGTGGGTTTTCTGAGCAGGCGTCATTTTTGCTATGTCCTTTGCGTGCTCTTTCTTTTTTCTAATTTCTTTTCTTTTTGTGTCCCAACTTAAAGTGGACTTAGGAATCTTTCCTTCCTTTACTAGCCGTTCCGTGTTAGCATCGGCCAAATCCCCAATTGTTTTTGGTTGATTTGAATCGATCACAGCACCAATTCCTGCATAGTCTCTGCAATACTCCCCAAGACAGTCGTTTTTAGGACAAACTGTCGGTTTATCATCCGACATCTTTAAAAAGAGTTCCTCAGAATGACCGCATTTTTTGCAGTAGAATGGATAGATTGGCATTATTTAACTCGGATATATTTCTTGTACTTTGGTATTTCTTTAAACTCATCAGAAGATGAAGTCATATAGAAATCTCCCTCTCTAGTAAGCCTTCCCTTCTTTACGTGCTCTTCACATAAAACAACTGAAAAAAGCTCGTCTGAGGTATATAGATCTGTTTTGGTAATTCTTACCTTTTTGTCTATGGAAAAGTCTAGGTCTTTATCTTCGTTCCTATGCGAAAGGCTTGCTAGAAGGCAAGCTCTTTTTTGCATGTCGTCCGTCTTTTGATCGTAAATCGCTATGTCAAGCTCCAGTCCAGAATAAAAAGCTGAGTAAAGTCTTAGAAGCTCTTCCTTAAATTTTATTACATATTTTTCTGCACTGAGACTCATGGTGATTTATACACTATTTGGTTCCGGTGGATCCAAAACCTCCGACCGATCTTTCTGTTGTAGATATATCTTCCACTAGTTTTAGATCAGCCTTTTCATATTCGCACAATACTCCTTGCGCAATTCTATCACCCTCATTTATTCTATATGCATACGGTCCTAAATTGCATATAATAACACCGACTTCTCCTCTATAGTCTGAATCTATAGTGCCTGGCGCATTAAGAACAAATACATGATTCTTTAATGCAAGACCGCTTCTAGATCTTATTTGAAGTTCATACCCATTAGGGATCTCTAGGGCTATACCAGTCCTTACTAATCTTACATCGCCTGGTAATAGTTCGTAGTTTCCGCAAGCGTAAAAATCCATGCCTGCTGAACCGTCAGTTGCATACACCGGTAGTTTTTTTAGATTGTTGTTTTCTAAAAACTTAATCTTTACTTCTGTATTTTTTGACATGTTTTCCTCAATTAGATAAATCTACAACTTCACATGAGTCGCCAGAACAAGCGAAAGTCTGAGTTCCCTTTGTGCTATCGTCTACTTCATATTCTGAAAGCTTTGTCCAATCTACATTCTTTGGCATTTTTGCTAATAAAGCTTCATATTGATCTTTTGTGCAGTCTTGATACGGTGCCTGCTTATAGCTGTGGTCTGAATGAGGAAGGAATGAAATTCCTGATATTTCGTCAAAATGACCGTAAACCCAAGCGCCTACATCCATCCACTCGTGCTCCTTTACGGTTATAGTGACAGAAGGCTTGTGTTCGCACCATAAGCGTTGATACGCCAACCAAAGCTCTAACTGTTCAATTGCGTTCATATCATTTCTAGTCACGCACCCGTCTGGAGACTTGACAGGGAATGAAAAAACCATAGTGTGATCAGGTTTCATAACGCATGGCTCATGTGGAAAACCGGCGTCAACCATCAGCTTACAAAGCGGATCTTTCTTGTCTGCGCGAACAGTTCTGATGTAGAATTGGTTGTGTCTTGCATGTATGCCTGAAGCCGCATCAACCAGCTGAGACACAGTTCCTGAAGGCTTAACGCAGGTTATTGCCGCAGCAGAGTTGATGCCTATTTCTTTTGCAAACCATTCATTTGTATTTACAGCTACGTTCTTAAGTTCAGGAAGCGCTTTTTCAATCCACTTGAGGTCACGCATCATTTGGTTATCTGTTATACCTGTAAGCGAAACTCCTAGCAAGGCTTCTTCTTCGCAATTCTTCTTCCAGCTAGTTGAAAGGTATGGAAAATATGTTAAAGAGGCTTGGAATGTTCCAAGTATAGCTGCTAGCCTAACCTTTCTAGAGAGACTGTTGTAGTCGTCTTCAGGTCGGACAACAACCTCTGTGAGATTGCAGAATTCCTTGTCTCTTAGAATGATCTCAGAGCATGGGTTCGTTCCAAATTCATGAGAGCTGTCTCTTCTATCGCCAAGCTTAGACACTGTCTTCTTGCAGGCGTCTCTATTAAATAGGCCTCGCTCTCCGCTCTTACTCTTGTACAAGGCAAGCCACTCCTCCATGAAGGTGCCTATCTCCGGCTTTTCCTTGTATGCGACGGAGTTATTTGCTAATGCTCTTTGTGGGTTTTCGTGCCACCAAGCGCCACTCTTGGCATCTCGCATTCTTTCGTCCGTGAGGTTACTGAGTGATATAAGAGCGGATCGTCTAACACCTCCGACCACGACAATTTCCGCAACCTTACAAACGATGTCATGACACTCAATTGAAGTAAGTTTTCGGCCAGCAGCCTTTTTAAAAGTTTCAGTTGTAAACCTGAACAGGTCATCAAGCGGCTCTGGGCCTGAGGCCCGCCCGCCAAAAGTCTTAAGTCTCGCTCCTGCAGGACGAATCTTACTAACGTCCCATTTCGGAATTTGCCCACCAATAAGTAAAGAGATGAGTTCTCTGAAAGCTCTAGCCCATCCCGCCTTGCTGTCTTGAACAATGATAGTTGTGTCCGAAGGACTAAATGTCTCAGCAATCGTAGGAAGCTTTTCAACATATTGTCTTTCTACACTAAACCCAACTCCAGTTCCACACATCAGAACGTACAGTATTTCATCAAATGCTTTTACATTGTTGACTGCAACATACGAGCAGTTATATCCTGCCGTATTATCTCTCTTAAGAGCTTCTCCTGCTGTCATAAGAGCGCGCATACTAGGCATGATCTCTAGATTAAGAATAGCCTGCTTAAGCTCCTTTTCTAATTCTGATGTTAAAATAAACTTATGCTTTTCAGAAAGATGCTCCTTGAAAAACTTAAAGTACCTATCAACTGTTTCTTCCCAAGTTTCTCGGCGTTTTTCTTCGGACAACCAACGTGAATACCTACTTAGATGAATAAACTGCTGATACTGTGTTGGCAATTGATTTGACATGGTGACTCTATTATAGCGTTACGCTTTTGTTTGGATTCAGCACCGATTCATATTCCCGCATAATTCTCGCTGCGAAATTTTTACCAGAATATTTCAAATAGTTTTGATAGTTTGCAAGCCCAATTTTTTGCCTTTCAGAAGGGCTTAGATTTATCATTTTCTCTGTTTTTGCTATCATGTCTGCAACGCCATCTGCAAGCCAATCGTCTGTATCAAAGAACTCCTTAACTGCGTCTAGTTTATAGCTTATAATAGGCTTTGCTGCAGCCATAGCTTCCAGTGCTGAAAAACAAAAGACTTCTGATGAAGTGGGGTAATGCCAAATATCCGTGGTTTCTATTATGGCTTTTACTTTTTCGTCAGTCAAGTTTGAAACCACTGCGAGGTTTTGAATTGACGCTTCTTGTTTAGTGCGAACTATACTTTCGTATTCTTTTGGGTCTTGTATCTCGCCAGCAACAACCCAATTGTTATTTTTAAAAATTGAAGCCGCGTAAACTGTGTGGCTTATTAATTTTGATGGGCAAAAGGCAGAAACTCTAGAAAGCGTCGGTGTTTTTTTCTGCTCTCTGTGAGCAAAATAATAATCATATCCAGGTCTGACAACAACCCCATTGTATTTAAGTCCTGTATAAGACTGTCCGTACTCAGATTGAAAAAATATCTTGTCAAAGATAAGATGGTCAAATCCAATTTTTTGATTGCAAAGAACTGTTAAAAACTTCTTAGTCCTAGGTGGAAGCCTGCTGAAGTAGCTCGGATTTTGTGAACCTGGAATGAATATATGGACTATATCTGGATCAAATCTTAGGATTGATTCGTCTAAATCTTTTTCGTAATCAAAACCGATTGAATTTAAAATAAAAGCCTCTCCTAGCTTTGAGAAGGCTTCACGGAACTCGCCGTCCCAAAACCCATAAAATTGCATTTGATGTTCTTTAGAGAATTCCTTCGCTAAAGCGTAAGCCGTTTTTGTGGATCCCCCGAAGTTGTAAAAGTTATTAATGAATGCTATGCGCATGTGTATATTTTAGTATGAAATCTCGTGACACATTAGGATTAAAACACGCTTTAAACAAGGTAGCAGCAGATGATACTACATCTTGGTTGCTTTGGCTAGGAGGAACTACTATAAGCGCCGCTCTTATCAAGCTTCTAGTTGACAGATATAATTCCTGCGCTAAAGCTATAGCAGATCTTTTGAAGCAAGAAAAAATTACTATAGACACCTTAAAGCAGCTTTTTGAGCTTTGGCATCAATATAACTGTAATATGAGGTCGGGTTCTCCTAGCAATATTCTAAGAGGCGACGCTAGAAAGGTCCGAAGATTACTTGAAAAAATAGCAAAACTAAGCAACTGCACTCCAGAAGCTTCCATGTTGGCGTTAAAGCATATTCTAGGTAATGCGTTAACCCCAGGCATGGAACAAGATTTAAGGGATGCTATAGGTAGATATTTAAATGCAGAAACTGCAGCAAATGCCGCCTTAATAGCCGCTGCTATAGGAGCTGTTTATACTGGCGCTCAGTGCTTGGTAAGCGAGTGTGTAAAAATTGTCATTTACACGCAGTATTTAAAGCAAAAATTCCCGGGCGTTGAGTTGGCTGAAGATGTATTAGAAGGTATAGCGTATTTGATTGCTGCAATAATTGCCATAAAAGCATTAATAGCTACATCTCCAGGCACTGCAGCGGCAGCGGGATTAACCGCTTTGTTAGCCACGTATCAAACAGCTTTGGCGAATGATCTTGAATCTGCAGGCTTGGTCAAGCCGGGACAATCACTAAATCTTATGCAAGAGATTTTGGTTGAGGCAGAACAACAAGAGTGCCAAGGAGATACCATTGAAGAAGCTCCTAATGACAATCCTGCCCCAGACAGAGAAGGCCCTCCGCCTTCGGGAAATTTTGTTGGGGAAATGGAAAAAGGCAATGACATTAGAGGAGTCGATTGATGGGTTTAAGATTAAAATTAAACAACCTAGCTAAAGCTATCAGCTACGACACCGCACCAAACCCACCTTGCAATAAGTTTTGTTCTGACTTAGAAGACTGTCAAAACAACAGAACAGTTTGCCTATACAGGCGAGGCCATCACATATTCCATTGGAGCGATATAATCGCAAGAAGAAACGAGTGTTCGTGCCCTTCGGCTATTTATGAAGATAATCCCAAGAAATACAAGGTGCACTAATGATAGATAAAACTAAGTTCAACAAATTATTCAACGCTATAGCCGACGTAAGTGTAAATTTTACTTTTGCTTCAGGACCTTTTCCGGCTAGAAAGGCTTGCGCCGTATGTCCGTCTCCAAGCGGCGGAATGTTAGTAGCAAGACCTGCTAACTTCTTTGTTTCACCTGCTACTTCTGGATGCCCAAGCCCAGCTAGAAGATGGAATGCGAGTCGTCAGATTCCAGCGGTTGGATCTGGACAAGCAGATTGGGTTACTTGCATTATGTCCACAGGAGGCGGAAACTCTATACCTGTTCCACAGCTTTGGTATATAAGAACGGACGGTTCGGCGCCCAATCAAAGCAACGCGCCAGCTAATTATTGGGTTGAGGTTAGAAACATTGGATATGGTTACTGATAAATTAAGTGCCAGCATTGACACCTAATGCCAACTGGGCAATAAGCGAATTAGAATCATATAGAGAATTTTGACATAAGCCATAACTAAAACCGTAACCTAGATCAACTAGGTTACTGTTTTTTATAAGAT